CATAAGGTTCCTCATTATATTTTTACTCTTCCCGCAAATTTATACGGACAATATTTATCTACAGGTTTAATAGCAAAAGCTGTTAAAGATTTCTGCGATCCTTCTGAGTATGGGGAACCCGAATTTTGGGCTTACTATGCCGATTATGATTGGGTTGCTTTCTGCCAATTATTTGGAACTATGATGGCCCTACCGCCATCCTTTCCAATGTATTGCCGAGATATTAAGCAATTATGTGATTCTTTGGGTAACCCTAAATTACCTAAGCAAAAAACAGAGAAACATAATGCGTTAGAAGATGCTCGTTGGAATAAACAAGCTTATGATTATTTGATTAATATTGATTACCCCAGGAAGTAAAACCATTATTAAATCGGTTGCGCTTAAATCCCCCTGGGGTATTTTGTTGGCTAGAAATCGTGCCATCCATTGAATGGGTACTTACATTGTCCCTGCACGGTATCCACAAATCCCATCCCACGCCAGATCGATTTTGCTTTTTACCTTGAAAGGAATAAACTTCCAAATAAGTTCATTTTGCATCGCAGGCAACCCACCGGACTGAGCAATTATTTCTCCAGCCCTTTTAAAATCCCTCCATTGATCCGCCGATCCGTCATAGACATCCTCATGTTCTTCTCTCTCGTGGCAAATTGCCTTTAGTAGAGCTATTCGACCCTGCTCAAAAAGTGACAAGCTTTCTAATAGAATCGAACCATCTAATTCTTGACATTCAAGATAAACTCGATGAATTTCCTCCCTACATTTATCATATTGCTCAAATCGCAATAATTCTTCCTGAGTAAAAGCAGAATCCCAGCTAGTCATATTTATTGGGTATCAATTAAATCAACACCCAATAATAATCAATTAAAAATTGTGCCATCCTCCGACCGCCGCTGACATCGAATATTGCACTTGGCTTTCAAAAAAGTTTGCCTTAGTACCGGCATCATTACTGACATCTGCTATCTTGTCTAAGTGCTTGTAGGGATTCTTTTTTTGTCCGTATAATTCTTTTAAACCAATGCTACGAAGCCGTAAGTCTGCCAAGTATTCTGTATATTGCTTGATGCTAGTTTCTGTGATACCAAGAAAGTCTTGACCAATGATGTGGTTAGCCCATTTTGACTCTTGATTAACCGCCGCATCCATCATTTCGTATAGCTTTTCCTCTGAGTAGCTAAACGTTTTCATTGCCTCAGTTAATATCTTTTGAAACAGGAATACATGGAGTTTTTCGTCCCGATGGATCATTTTTACAATGTCGGCGGTTCCATTCATTAATTGCCGAGTTGATAGAACATAAAATGTGACAAAGCCGTTGTAAAAATATAGCCCTTCCAGCAAATAATCGGCAAACAAAGCATAGAAATAATCCTCGTCGCTTCGGGTATCTAGGTAGTTTTGATAGTAGGTTAAGATGCCCCGGCAACGTTCTTCTAGGATGCTATCAGTGCGCCAAAATTCGTAGATTTCATTTCGTTTCTCCACTGGCAATAATGCCTCGACGATGTACTTATAGCTTTCGCTGTGGATGCCTTCAAAAAATGCCTGCTCTGCCACGCAATGGCGCACTGCCGGGGCGGTCATAACGTCGCCTATATTAGGGAGCATTGCCTCCTGAATTGAGTCCAGGTAAATTAAATAACTCAGGATGCCGTTATATGCTCGTTTCTCCCCTTCCATTAAGTTTTGAAAATCATTGATATCACCCGTCAAATCGGTGCGCTGGGGCACCCAAAAGAACTCCCTCATCTGGTTATAAATCTGCAACGCCCAGGCAAATTGGGGGCGGTCTAACAGCATTAAATTGGTGGTCTTGCCGTTCCAAAGCTGGATGTCATCATCGGTGGCAGTGGGGTCAAACAGGGGGGCTTTCAGCATTGTTCCAGAAATAAACAGTTCCCCTATTTTAGGCAATTTCCCCCTACCGTGCCGAGAGCCATTGGTACATTTCTACCTGTTAAGTGGTGCTATAAGGACTTCTATAGGAGCACTTAATACCCTGGGCTGGAATGTTTGCTAACATTGGTCTGTACACAAACAAGGATTGTTATGAAAGAAAGGAAGGATGTGCCGGGGCAATGTCGGCGATGTGGGTCGAGTAATTTAGGCTCCCATGGTCGGGGGCGGGCTAGATGCCGAGACTGTGGGGCAACGATGTCCCTCTACCGGAAACGGGCTGGCCCACCGATGCTAGGCGATCGCCCAATGAGTAATGCTGAGCGGCAAAGGAGATGGCGAGAAAGGCACGGTTAAAATTAAATAAACCGAGGTTTTCCATGCCCAGAAAAGCCGCAAGACACAGTAAAAACCGGGACGGACGCAATGCGCCGTCTTTTTCTGTCGACAATCTGGTGCCCATTAATCAGCACTGGAAACAGCCTGACCATTTCAAAGCCTTGACTGCCAATCACCGCCGGATGGTTAGGTCAATCCATGAAGTTGATATAACCATCGTCCATGGCTGTGCCGGTACATTAAAGACTTTTTTGGCATTGCAGACCGGGCTGAAATTAATCAAGGACAGACAGTTTGGAAAGTACCTGTATGTTAGGCAGAATATCAAGCGACCCAATGAACAAGGGTTGGGTTTCAGACCGGGGCACGAGTCCGAGAAGCTGTCGCCGTTGCTAAAACCCATTGAAGATAATTTGGCGGCAATTGCCCCCCAGGGTGAGATTGATTACCTACTCAGAACCAAGCGAATTGAAGCCTCGGATATGGAAATGTTGCGGGGACGTTCCCCATTGGACACGGTGATCCATTTAGACGAAGCCCAAAACGCTGATTTAAACGGATTGCTTTGTGTGATGACCCGTTTACCGGAGTCTAGTCGGTTGATTATCACCGGGGATTTTAAGGGACAGAGAGATATTGATGCCCCAGAGTTTGACGCCTTTGCCGGGGTCTGCCGGGTGTTCCGCAACCATCCCCGCATCCATGTCATTGGCTTTACTGAGGATGATATTCTCCGCAATGAGCTAATCAAGGACATTTTGGAGGGCTTCGACCGGATTAAGAAGGGTGTCACCAATACCTAGACCCCGTACAAACAACCCCGCCATTACGACGGGGCTTTGTGTCTCACTTTTTAGCAACAAACAGGGTTGATGATCGAAAATGACAGTTTATGCAACACAAGCTACTTTATAAGCAGGGTTGATTCTGAACGATTTTCCCAGGATTCAATTAAATCTAGTTTTTCTTGAATCTTTTGGGGATAAACCCGTAAAATTTCTTCATACTTTTCAAGTTCCAGGCGAAGTCTTGTTATGATAAACTGCTTTGCCTCTTCGTAGGTTTCAAACGTAAACTGCCAATCTGAAATTCGACGAAATACTCTTACTTTTCCTGACATAGATTCTCTCCAGTAACTTTTGTCAGTAAACCGTATAACTTCAACTTTTTTGATTTCAGTGTACGGTAGTTTAACTATGTACAAATAAACTTTGCTGTCGTTAGAATTGCTCATAGTTTCAGCTCCAATTGGTTAACATGCTTGCCAATGCCGGACTTAAGCAGAAAAACTTCCATGTCAAAGTTGGCGATCAGGTAATCGGTCAACTTTTCGGCAGTGTCTTGGTCTAGCTGGTCGGGAATAACAGCATCCATAATGAAGTCTTCGGCATTATCCACAAATCGTTGCCAGTTATCAGGGATGGTCAGTAAGTTATCCAGCCGTTCATAGGCGGGCAATAGATAATGACGGATACCCATCTGGGTCAGCCGGGTCATTAGGGGCTTTAGAACTGCTTCGGTTAAGCCCAACAGAATTAGAGAAAGAAGAATAGTTTTCATGGTTAGAAAGGTGGGATTTCAACCCACCCTAAATCAGGGAAATACTCGTACTTACCAGGGCGGTTAGCGATGCAAGACTTGTTGTAGGCACAGTGATTGATAGCCCACCAAGAAAGGGTTAGGTAGTAGAAAAAAGAGTCACTGTCATTGCTAACACCGGCCATCAAAAAAGCCCAGCCACCCAGCGAAAGGAAAAAGAGTCGCATGGTTAAAACCTTGTAATTTTTACTGGAACCCGCCCTTGTTTTAGGGAGGCAATGCGTTGGAATGCCGCCCGTGACAAATCAATGGAGCAATTGCCACAGCGGTCTGTAATAGTCACCACCACACTCCGCCCAGTACGTCGATTAGTTACCCTCACCCGTTGTCCGAGCCGGTAATTATTACTGGCGGCGGTCATGGCATTGGGATACGCTCGACCATTAGCCTTGGTTCTCCCCGCCAAACTAGGGTGGTAATATGTGGCAACTTGGGCGTTTACTGGCAGGGCAATTAATAAACTGGACAGGGTAATTAAGAGTTTTGTAAGCATTCTTCTGGGTACGTAATTGGTTGCCAGTCAATGATAGGACTGTGGATTTTTAGAAAGCTAAACTCATACCAAGAAAGTACAGACTCGTACCACCCTTCTAGCCAATAACACTTATCTGTACTTTCTAGACATTCATAGCCTAGGTCATCTAAGTCATCGTCGAATTCCCTTGAATAACGGGGAATATATTGGGCAATTACAGGAATAACGCCTTGATTTTTGGTTTGAACAAAAGCCAAGACATTTTGCCCCGGCTCTGGTAATCTTTCTAAACTTGATGAATCCATGGTGGTAGTAATTGATTGGTGTTTTGCTCAATCTTAATAAACGCAACCGGGTCATCCTTGGAGTGAAAAAGTTTAATGCTTTTCCCCACAACCACCTTGGCATTATCGTTGGGCAAAATCCCCGATTGTACCAGGGCGTCTAGGATAGAGCCGAGGATATTATCTAAGTCACCCCTGCGGCTATGTTTGCCCTGGAGGATAACTTCAATGGTGAACCCGTCACCTGTTAGAGCGGCATGCTCGCATTTCAGGATATTTACGGTAGAAGTCTTCCAAAGTCTGTAATTCTCTGGGAGATAACTGCCCCAGCGGTTGTGCCGGGGTCGGGCTTTCGGTACTATCTGACCGGGTAATTTGATAATTAGAGGTTTTTCTGTCACGACGGATGGTGAATGGTGCTTTCCTGACAAACTTTTTATCAGCAAAGGTTTTAGATTCTTTGATTTCCAGTGTTAATGGTTTACCATTTCTGAAGGTTCTAATGATAGGAGAACAGGGCATATCCCAGCGATGGCGGCGGTTTTCTCCTAGTGAACGGTAGTCAGGATTCATGGTTGGATAACTCAATAGGAACGAAGTGATCATTAACTAATTCCATTGGGGTTTGCGCCCCGGAAATATTAACAACTTGAATAAAGCCGGACTTGCAATCCTGAACCATTTCTTCTGTTAATTTTTTAGTTAGTTCAAGTACACAGTCGCCATGGATAATCAAGAAAAGCGATTCATTCATGTTTACAATAGAATGGAACATTCAATATTAAAAGATGAAAAGCATCAAGGATAAAGTTTACCGCCGTATTTCTACAGGAGAGCTTTTCACTATTAAGCATAAAGGGATGGTGGTTATTAACTCGGTCAGCAAATACGTCGTTATTTGTGAATCTTTGACCAGTGAACTAATATTGATTATCCCCGCTTATGATTTTGATAGCTCATTTGAGGAAGAACAACCCCCTAGTCAACTATGAAATATCCAGAAGCTAAGCTAACCCCAATTGACAAGATTAAGCCCTACGCCAATAATGCTAAAAAGCATCCCCAGTCCCAGATTGACCTATTGGTTAAACAGATAAGCGAAGGGTTTGACCAGCCCATTGTAGTGGACAAGAATATGACCATCATCAAGGGGCATGGGCGACGGTTAGCTTGCCTACAGATGGGGCTTAAAGAAGTGCCGGTTATCGTCAGGGATGACCTAACGCCCGACCAAGTAAAAGCCGCTCGGATTGCCGATAATAAGCTGGCGGAAACTGATTGGGATATGGCTCTGCTAGCCGAAGAATTAGAAGCCTTGGATGCCGGTGGCTATGATGTGGCTTGCCTGGGGTTTGATGATGAAGAATTGGAGCAATTGTTGGGAGAGTTGGAGAGGGAGGAAATAGAGGAAGAGGAGCCGATAGAAAGCGAAGAAAAAGAGGGCAGTGTGTGCCCCCATTGTGGTGGTGTTATTTAGGGTTTGGTTAGGGGTTATCCCTTTTAAACTTAGTCTCCATTGATGTCATATATCCAATAAGTTCACGCAATGGAACTTTGCCCAGGCTTTCCCAAACCAAACTCAATGTTTGAACATACTTTGTGGTCACAATTTCCCCTAATTCATCATGCGATTCCATCTTAGGGGCATCATCCCCGGTACTTTCCACTATGTCTGTCCATAGTCCAAATAGGACACCGTCAAAGTCATAGCCATCGGCTACTTCATGCTCTTTAATCTGCTTCCACCCACTTTCACCAAATAGTTGATATACAATGTAGGCAGAAAAGTTGGTGTCTTTTAGTTCAGGAAATTTTGCCTCAGTGCCATCAATTAAGCTCGTAAGGTAAACTACGCAATAATCAATATCCCCTAATGCAAGATGGGCAGATAATCGGGCTTTACCACGGGATACAAGTCGTTCAAAATAGTCAGGATGCACACCTACGTTGGTGGCGATTTGAGTTAGTGTTTGAGTGGACTCCGTAGGGAGTTTGGTAGTCTTTTCTCGAAATGCTTGCCGCCGATGATCTGGAATATGAGATAGCAAATGCTCTGTTGCATCACCGCTGGTAATCAATTGTCCCTCAGCGTCAAGGCTAAAATCCTTACCGGGGGCAAATCCTGACTCAATTAAATCACTAACTAAAATCTCGTTTGCTTTTGCCATTGCTTCTTTCATCATCCCAGACTTTTCTAAACTCTCAAAAATACATTCCCAGTAAAACTCACAATCAGCGTCAGTTAAATCTAGCCAATCTGAATCATTCACCATATAGCGAGACAGTGTTTCACCGACGGACCTTTTCCCCATGTGGGTATAACCCCATTCCATAGCAGTAAAAACACTTGATTTTTTGCGAGATTTTAACGCAGATACTATCATCTTGCGAAAAGTTTTAGCGTTAGGGTTGAATCCTTTCATTGGTTTGCTCCGTAATGTTGTGTTGAAACTACCCCGTCATTTAGACGAGGTGATTGTAGTCAGTCAAACGTGGCTAGGAGTCACCTAAAAGCAACTGGGTTCCTTGAGCCTTGCGGTACTGCGCCCAGAGTTCTTTCACTTTGCGAATATTTTCAGTGGGAATGTAGGGAGCCTGAACAGCACGGAAACCCTCACAGATTAGCCCTTGATGCTTGATTTGGGTTAACCATTGCTCAAACTGCTTCCCTGTTTTGAAGCCTAGTTCTCGCCCTAAATCTGCGGTGGATTTACCCTCAAAGCTAACATTACGACCATTTTGGCAAATAACAGTCTCGGTAATCTTCTCTACCTTTTCCACTACGGCATCGGGGCGACCTTGGATTAAAGCCAGAACTTGCGGGCCGTGCAAGTTCATGATGACTTCTGATTTCTCCATGATGAAACGCTGGTCAGACATCATGGAAGCATTCGCCGTGGCAATGTCAGCATGTAGCTTCATCAACTCAATTTGCTGAGTAAATTCCGGGTTAACCTTTTCGGCTAACTTCCACTTTTTCTCTACCTCGATAAAGTATTGGCGGATAGCTTCCCCCTCCGAGGTCTCGGACATTAGCCCCAAGTGCTTTAAGCCATCGCAAGAAAGATGGATTTTTTCAACGGGGCGACCGCCGGTCTTTTCCACCGATTTGTGGTAAAGCTTGCCCTGAGAGGATTTCGGCAGTTTTCGCTTAGCCGAGTCCTTCCGGGAGTAACCTGTGATTTTCCATGCAACATCAAAATCCACTGGAAACTGATTGCCGTTTTGCTCGGCTTCATACCAGCTATCAATCAACGAAAAAATATCAGACGATACTATATCCATAGACTGTTACCTCATGGGGGTAATGGTTAAAGTCCTCCGGCTGACACCGGGGGCACACTTTATTGTAACTCACACAAACGTAGCGGTTTTTCGCATCACACCACCGCCGCCCACCCTATAGATCAACGACTAATCGCCAGGGTTGGACTCTTTTTCCTTGTCCACCATTTCCGCCAGCAACAGTTCGATGAGATTGCTAAGACTACGACGTTTGCGCTGGGCTATTCGCTCAGCCTCTTTTTTTAGATCCTCGGGGATGTATGCTCCCACTCTTGCTTTTGCAGTTGCCATAAAAACTCCCAGTGCTTGTGCCAAGGTATCAATACCTAGCGACATTATAACAGACTCCGCCTTAATCCAGTGATAGACTTGACAAAAGTAACACTACCTCGCTACATTAGAAGCATAGAGAAACGGACAACCCGCCGCAAGCTCAGAGTTAACCAAAGGGTAGATACAACAAAGCGATAGCCGCCCGTGGAAAGAACGCTATCGCCCTGTAAATCCATTTAGAAAAGGATTACGACCATGTTAAGTCCGATTGATCATTACCAGCAAGTAGAAATGACCGTAGCCGAAGCTGACTCGCTTCAGGCTGACCAGTTCGAGGCTCAGGAAATCAGCAAAGGGCAGTGGGATGCCATCACCGCTCCCTTCATGCAGAATCTTCTAGCTAGCGGCAAGTCTAGCGCCTACTGGGAAGGTTTCATCTCCGAGTTGGCAGACCGAGCGGGAGTGAGCTTTGCGCTTTTCCCCCAACCCCATCTAACTGCCGACGAATTTTAATCAACCATTACCGGGGGCTTAGTGCCCCTTTTTCTAATGATTTCAATCAATGAGCAAGAGCAAGTACGGGCATGGTTAGAAGCTGAACGGAAAGGCGATCGCTTCCCCGTCGACTTTGACATCGCCTGGGTGATGGCTGGTTATGCAATGAAGCACCATGCAAAACGCCGGTTAACTAATCAGTCATCCTATCTGGTTTTGAATGAGGATTACAAAATAGACAAAGGGGCTGTACTTATCACCCAATCGGGTGAATCGACGATTTCTGGTCGTTCTAGCGACCGGATAGTAATGACTTGTGATGCTTTTAAACATTTCTGCCTCATGGCGCAAACTGCCAAGGGGCGTGATGTCCGGCAATATTTCATCGAAGCAGAAAAAACATTGCTAACATCCATCCCCACCTGTCAATTGTTAAACGAGGAACTGCAAAATCTCCGCCAACAGTTGGCAAGGGCACAGCGACCGGCTGAGTCTGGCAAGTTTCAACTGCACTGCGACAAACTCCCCACCACCTACCGCTATACCCTGGCGGTTCAGGTAAGCGAGACTCAATATATTGAGTTAATGCACTACACCCTGCCAGAGTGGATTGCCCAGGAAACTGACTATGAGAAATTCAAAGTCCTCCACAAGGCGGCGATAGAACCCATCACGGAGTTGATGCGGATGCTAAACCGGATGAGCCGGGAATTTACCCCGATAGATAAACCGGCGATCACCCGATACGCTAACCGATAAATTACTGACCCCTGGCATTAGCTGGGGTTTTTTAGCGAATAGGCAACATATTAAACTGAGGGCAAGTAAGGTTGATATAGCGAAACATCCCGTCAAGATAAGACCTAGGGGCGGGATTGTCCGGGTTTTGGCGCAAAACATAAGCAAGAAATCCCACCCATGATTGCTCTTCATATTGCATAAAACTACTTACTGCCATTTCATTAACCTCTGATTGGGTTCGACTCAATGGCAATGCCCGACAGCAATGAAAACCCATCATTCCACCCAATCTAAATGTCAGATTAGGATCTTTAGCCGCTTCTGGGTACGGAATAGTTTGAGCCATCAATATTCCCGCCAACAATATATCCACATTTCAATCCTCTAATGTGTACGTTTCAATGGTAACCCGTCCCATAACCTTCAGGGTGGATTGTTGTTCATCGTTCAGCAGATTAAAAGCATCGGTCAGATCTTTAGCCTGATACTCCCGCTTCACCGCCAGCACTTCTGAAACATCCCCATTATCAATCGCATCCAATAGCCGCAGAGCAATATCAGTCACCACAGCAGTATTGGTGGTCGGTGGCTCAGCAAAGTCAAATTTCCCCATCAGCATCCCGGTCAAACTCATCCACCGCTAGATTAATCCTCAACCCTTACCAGATAAGCCCTTTACTATCATCAATAGTTCATCCACACCTATTAAGCGATGCTATAGAAGACTTTATAGGACCACTTAATAGGTAATTATGCTTAATCTTTGTGTGTACAATGCAACGGAGTTATGTTATGATGTGAGGGTACACAATACGGGAGATACCCCATGGAGAATTTGATTAAAGCATTGGTTAAGGCTCGGTCTGAGTTTGACCGGGTGACGAAGGATAGCAATAACCCTTTCTTTAAAAGTAAATATGCTGACCTAGCGTCAGTAGTAGCGGCAATCACCCCAGCACTATCCGCCAATGGTCTGGTGGTGACTCAGCCCATTGTGACGATTGACCCTACGCTATCCCCGATACTACCCAAGCCGGTAAAAACGGAAAAGTCGGAATCTCCAGTGGATGTCCCTATGACGACCATAGGGGTTTTAACCCAGGTATGGCATGAGTCTGGAGAAAAGCTGGAAAGCGTCTTCCCTGTTCCCCCCATGGAAGACATCCAAAAGGTGGGATCTGCGATCACGTATATCCGCCGGTATGCCCTGTCATCTTTGTTGGGGGTTGCCCCGGAGGATGATGATGGCAACGCCGCCAGTCAAGGTAACAATGGCAATGGTAACGGTGCGGTAAAAAAGCCTGCTAACGGCACCATCAGCCGTGAAGAATGGCTCAAAAAGCAGGGCAAGACTGCCCCGCCGCCCAAGCCAGAAGTTCCCAAACCATTGGCTCCCAAGGACGTTCAGGCATTAAAGGAAGATTTGGGAGTTGCCCCGGAGTTACCCAAAGTGGAAGCACCCCCCAAGGCTACAGTTCCGGCAACTGTGCCTGATGATGAGCCTCCCTTTTAAACGTTCCACCGTACACAAACAATCCTGGGTTATCCCGAAAGGCAAGCCGCATAGCCCAGGTTAGGAGAATAAACTATGCTTCAATTGCGAGACTATCAAGAAAAGGTCAAGCGTGACCTTTACACTCTAGTCAGGGAAGGTTTTAGCAAAGTATTGGTTGTGGCCAGCACCGGGTCGGGCAAGTGTCTGGGGAAAGGAACCCCGGTCATGCTGTATGACGGCACAATCAAGCCAGTAGAAGAAATCAAGGTAGGCGATCAACTAATGGGCGACGATTCTACCCCCCGGACAGTATTAAGCCTGGCAAGGGGGCAGGAAGAATTGTTTAAGGTAACGCCGGTCAAGGGGGATTCATGGGTATGCAATAAATCGCATATTCTATCCCTCGTCTGTAATGCTAAAAAAGGAGCCTTGCAACACGGTCAAATTTACGATATTCCTGTTGGGGATTACCTCGAACTAGGGCGAACCCACAAACACGTTCTAAAGCAATATCGAGTGGGTGTTACTGAGTTTGGCAACAATAGCGGCGATCTCCCTGTAGATCCATGGCTGTTGGGATTGTTCATCGGGGATGGGCATAAAACAGGCAATTCATTTCATCTCAATGACACCACAAAGATTGATGTTGCGGTTAAAGCTTCATCGGTATTAGTCGATTCAGGGTTTAGCCCTTCATCAAGCAGGGAAGGGAGTGCCCATGGAGTCCGACTTGGTATTCGCATGAATACCGCAACAGAAAGGTTTATCTATTTTGTGAGGAGGGCATGGGACGGTGAAATACTTAACGCCCACAACATTTACATCCCTCACAAGTACAAGACATCATCTATTGAAAACAGACTTGCATTATTGGCTGGGCTAATAGACTCTGATGGAAGCTTTGATGGAATGTGCTTTTCATTTTCTACCGTCAGCGAGTCACTGGCGGATGATGTGTGCTTTGTTGCCCGTTCACTGGGACTTGCCGCCTATAAAGCATTTCGGGCAACAAAATGTGATGGCAAGTCCTTCCCATCATTTCGGGTTAGCATTAGTGGCGATTTGTCCGGTCTGCCTTGCGCCCGGTGGCAAACGTCTGAGCGTAAGCAGATAAAAAGTGTTTTACGCACAGGCTTTTCTATTGAGTCGCTGGGTGTTGGCGATTACTATGGCTTTACTATTGACGGCAACCACCGATTTTTACTAGGGGACTTTACCGTTACCCATAACACCGAAACAGCCGTATCAATAGTGGAGGATGCCCTATCCAAGGGGAGGCGGGTTGCCTTTGTTGTCCACCGGGATAACCTAGTCAGGCAGACCTTAGCCCGGTTCCAGAAATATGGTCTAAACCCATCGGCGGTAAAAGCAGGATTTAAACCGGACTATGACAATCCCTGTCAGGTGGTCAGTTTACAGACAGTGGTACGGCGCAAAAATGCCCTGCATACCCTGGAGGACATCGCCATCTATGACGAAGCCCACATCACCGCTTGGTCAACGCTGGGCAAAGATTTAATCACCAATAACGCCCACCGGCTCACCATCGGGTTGACTGCCACACCTTGGCGGTTGTCCAAAAGGGAGGAAATGGGCGATTTATTCTCCGAGGTGGTGTGCGCTCCATTGCCCGCTCAGTTAATTGAGAAAGGGTTTTTGGTGCCGCCCCGGTACTTTGGGCTGGATGGCATTGATACCAGCGAGGTTAGAACCACCGCCGGAGATTTTAACCTGGGAGACTTGGGCGTTTTAACCAATGACCCCGAGGTGGTACAAACCGCTGTCAGAGAATGGCTACGTTTGGCTGAGAACAGAAAGACCATTGTATTCTGCGTGAACGTTGCCCACTCTCAGGCAATCGCCCGTGAGTTTAACCGTCAGGGCATCCCCGCCGCCCACGTTGACGGCACCATGGACTCGGTTAAAGAGTGTCAGCCACTATATGACAAGCTAGCCAAAGGTAAAATCAAGGTCATTAGTTCTTGTGAGAAACTCTCGGAGGGCTTTGACGTGCCGGATATTGGCTGTGCCATGCTGTGCCGTCCTACTAAGTCCAGGGCAAAATACGTTCAACAGATTGGTCGTGCCCTACGGATATTCCCCGGCAAAAAAGATGCGATAATCCTCGACCAAGCTGGCAACGTTCCCCGCCATGGCTTTGTGGAGGATTTAACCAAAGCTGATTTCAGGTTGTATCTTTCCACCGATGCCCCAAAGGGGGAGCCGCCAGTTAAAGAGTGCGAGTGTTGCCATGCCCTGGTCAGAATATCCGCCAGGGAATGCCCAGAGTGTGGCAACCCCTTTCCCATTAAGGAGCGGGAAAAGGCAGTGGGGCAATTGACTGAGTTGCGGCAACCTATACTGGTTGAATCAGAGCTACCCTATCGCCATCAGCAGTACCGGCAATGGCGTTGGGAAGCGTACAAAAAGGGTATTGCACCGGGCTATGCCATGGCAAAGTACAGGGAAATCTATGATGATTGGCCACCCAACAACCTATCCCTGGGGGCAGTGTTTAAGGGCAAAAATGATGACAAAACCCAAAAGCACTTTCTAAACTACCTGGAAAGAATTGCCATCAAGAAAAGCTGGGATAAAAAGAAAATCACCCAAGAATTTACTAGGGAATTTGGCTTCCCCCCGGCAATATAAACCAACACTAGAGGTAAAACAATGAGTAACGAAAAGATCGATACGTCCGCCATCCTGCGGCAGTTTGAAAAAAACTTCGAGGCAAGGGAGGCGTTTGCTACCGAGTTGATTGAGCATTGGAGCTTGATCGTAGAAAAAATCAGCATAGCTATCAGAGAAGATTTAGCTCCAGCCATCATCGACTTTCTTGAAAAGCAAGACAGGGCTGCTGAACAATCCAAAAAGTTGATAACGGACTATCAGGCTAGGCGATCGCAGTTGAACGAATCAATTGCAAATAAAAACACCCAAGAACCAAACTATGGAGAACCAATCAAAAAATCTTCAGTTGGGCAAATTGAAGGCGTCAGCTACCTAGAAGGAGGTAAAATTATGTGGATTGAAGGATCAATTCCCGCAGACGGAGACTTGTATTTAGTTGCAATATCTTCTGGCAAGTTAAATCACTATGATTTTTATCTTTGTTCAGGGGATATGGATGAAAATCTAATTGATCCGAATGGCAAAATAATCCCATGGGTTAAGCAGAAAGACGTTGAATTTTATATGGACATCCCTCAAATCCCTACCCCTGATTATCTTTTGCCTGACGCATAACTATAAACTAAATTCTAAACTTCCCCAAACTATTATCAAGCAAAGTTTGGGGATTTTTTATGGAAACTATCCTGGCAATTATATGGGGCGCTTGCATTTTTATGATGTTTCTAAACATTGCCCTATGGCGAGATATTCTAATCCAACGCCACCGTAGGAACGTCTATCGCCAAAAATTCCGCTGGCACAACAATAAGGAGAAAAAGTAATGCGCTGTCCCGCCTGTGGAGTGGTCATAACTCCCGATGATTCTGTTCTATTCTCCTACGGTAAACCCGGCACCAGGGCAAGGCTTTGGGCAAGAGTTTGTCAATATGCAAAACGTCCCGATTGCATCAACAAAGACGAAACTAAGATAGGGGACGTTACGCCGGAGGATTACTACAATTGAAATGCGTTGTTTGTGGGGGGAAATTAAAAGAATCGTCCTATCAGTCCGTTGAAAATAACCGTCGGATAGCAAAATGCTGGGAGTGTCAAACCTGTGGACAAAAACAGGTAGGTAGTAAGTTGGTAGGAAAAAAGCGTACCCATTATCCCAACTGCGCCCACTGTGGTTCCATCAGGACAGTAAAAAATGGGCTATATAATGGCAAACAACGGATTAGATGCCGAGATTGCGGTAAGACTATGTTACTCAGATGTCCGATGTCGTCGGTCATTTTCGCCAATAACGTAGAGGTCTATCCCCATGGCGGATAGCTGTTTCAAAATATCGTGCTTAGCCTCCTTTTGGCGTTCCACTTCCAGCTTTAACTCCTTTACTTCATGCTCTTGCCGTACTAAATCTTCGTGAAAGTTAGATATTTTTTCCGATAAAGAAATAAACCGATTCTCAATTTTTAGAAGGGTCATTTCTCCTTGCAGCCTAATCGATTTATCTAACTCTTCTAACTTAGCCCTCATGGTAAAAAAGAAACCTACCGCTACCACTAACGGCACCAACAAACCACCAACGGCGGCAACATCCTGGATGGGATTATTAACATATTGATATGGAGGCGACTGGGTCTGTTGGGCGTTCATAATATTATCCACGTCTTACTTAATACTAATTCAGCCAACCGTTTCTAAGCTTTAATAAATCTTCGTAACTACCGTAGTGGATACTGCATTTGCAATTGGTGCGGCATTGGCAAGCGGTCATGGGCAATGGCAATTCCCCCACGGGTCTAATGCCCATAGCAAAATATCTGATGCAATCAGGGCAATTTTCTGCCCTATCATTAATCTTTCTGACGGCATATTGAGTCTGCCTGGAGGCAACGCCTTTCTGATAGCTTACCCGTGAGCCTCGGATGTAGGACGCCAATCTTTGGTCTAACTGCTTTCGTGACAGCTTCCCATCCCTTAAATCCTCCACCATTTTGCGCAAATAGGGATACTGATTGCGTCTCAATTCATTGGCAACGTCCAGGTAGTGAATACCGTAGGTTTGGTCTTTGCCGCCCCGTCCTATCCGCATTGCTTGCACATGGGCATCCCTAACCGATTCTGCCACCACCCTCTCCCAACTCGCCAGGGAAACTTCATTTCTAACTAGCCTATTGGTGGCTTCAATAACATCGGTTAGGTAGCCAGCTTGTACCCGTTGGATTAACTGATTAACAGCTCGCTGGGGCACCGCCCGACCGTTGGGGTAGTAATAACGACCCTCCCGCTCAGACCATGTTAAATCACTTAATCCCAGGGCATCAATGATGTTTTCCATAACCAATATTAAAGCCCGCCAATAAATGGATTATTCTTTTTTCCCTTTAATCGACTTTTTTACATTTGAAACAAAGGAATAGACGGCAAATATTGGCCAAAAGAAAACAGTGACAAAAAACGAAACAAATAAATTCACATAAGTCATTGTGCATTTGAAGTCAAGAAATACTTGACGGTGAAGGTAAAGCCCAAAAGCCAAATAAGAGGCGGCAACTAAAGTGATTAGAACAGTTAAAAACATAATTTTTATTTAATGTTAAAGAATGGCTGTAAATCTACCACCCAGAAATATTCATATCTATTCCCAAGCTCGACCCTGATTTGAATTAAGTCTTTAATCTCATACTTTAACTCTAGTATTTTCTTGTAAACTCTTTTTCTTTTTTCGTCTGTCCACCCAATCAAAAGATACTTAAAACCTTTCTGACGTATTTTACTTAGATTATCTTTGATGACTTGAGTCGCCCAACTTACAGCTTCTATATTGCTTCCGGTGTATGTTGCGTTTATTCGCCGGGATCGCTTGGAATCTGCCCCTTTTCTTATCCAGTCATTAGCATATCTTCTATGGGGATGGGCAACCAAGGCAACCAACGCATACTCCGAGCTGTCACAGTAATACTTCTGTAACTTCAACCTTGCGTGTCGCCCATCGTTTAACTTTTTCTTGAAAACTAAATCAGCCATTGTCAATGCTTAATTAGGTGGTCAATAATAAAGCCCGCTATGGGGACGGGCTAGGGGGCTAATCCTTGTTTGCCGGATTAAAACGCTAAGTGATTATCGTCTTCCCATTCAGCCATCATTTGAAGAATAACTTCCCATTCCGAGTCGCATGGGCCATATAAATAACCACCCACGGCAATACAATAACTTTCATTTTCGCTAATTAGTCTTGGAGGGTTGCAGATTAATTTTGGCATAATTTGTTGTCCTCAATGGTAAGCTCAATCAAAGTGCCTTTTATTCTCTTTTGAAAGTCAAGAATTTGTTTGCTATTCCCATCTGCTCTTAACTCGTGCAATAGATCGTCTATTGATTTTATCTGTTCGATTACGACTTTTATAGTCTGCAAAGATAGCTTTTCTCTCAGCCGTTGGATAATTTTTAATTGAATAACTTGCTCAACACTGTATATAACAATTGGTCGTTTTGGGTTACCTCGTTTTTCTGGAACCACCAATCCCGTGCTGTCCAGATAGCTAAGTTTTCCTGCTTTGATACCTGTCATGGTTATGACTTCTTGGCGGGTAAAAGACATGATATTTCTCCGTTTGTTATTTAACTTTTCCAATAATCATCCAAAGTAGTCCAATCTTTCTCTTGGATTTCCGAAGGATCAATCCCAACCTCTCGCCATTGTTGCTGGTACTCTTTGATGTCTTTTTCTTTTAGCCCCCAATGGTCAGTCATTCCGTTGGGGGTCGTGCCAGTGACACTCATTAAATAGGCGACATCAAACATCAAGTCTTCACTTGCGAGACAGGTTACATAGGCACTATTAGCGGTTAACTCTGGATTTTTCCAGTCGATAATCAGCAACTCTATTGGCTTCATTTTTAGTGCCAATTCAACCGCCGATCCGACTAATGGATGGGTATGGTCGAAAGATTTTGACTCAAGCTTATTCAGTTCTTTAATTGACTTGATATATTTTCTGACGATGGGCTTTTTTAGAATTTGTTCAACGGTAGTCATAATGTTGTAGTGGTAAAGCCCCAGACTAGCCGGAGCGTTTGTGGTTAATCAAACGTGGTTATTTGAGCTTGCCAGAAAATAGGCTTAATTGATATTTCCGGGTTTTACTCTGCTCTAGGAAAGCGACCACTTCACTAAGCGACCCGGCGCAGGTCATTAAAGTTATAACCTTTTTCAGTTGCTCCCCCAGTAATTCAATACCCTGCTCACTTAGATATTGATGGAGCTTTTTATTGGGGTCGGTTGCAGACTGCCATGCCTTGATTTCCTCATAAACCCCTTTAGGCATATAGTCATAAACCATTTCCTTGGTGAGCCGTGCCCATAGCAGGGGACGTTTATGCCCAATGGGTTGCAATCCGGTCAACCGGGATAGTTGGTCATAAAATTCAACGCTGAACCGGGGTTGCCAATCCGTGGGCACTGGCAAGCACATAATCTCGACAATCTCCCGCTCTGTTAACCGACGGGGAGGCTCCCATCCTAGAGTGGACTGGATAATGGTTCGCAGACCAACAGCTCCCAAAGCATCGTCGGTATCCTGGGCAACCTCTTTCCCCTGGCGAGAGTAGTATTTAATTATGGCTGAAGCCAGCACATCGGGAATATGGTCTGCACTATCAAAGCTAAGCCCAGCAAAGGGTTTAAGGTTTTTGGGAGTGTTTTGGCCCGCACCCTCTATCAGTTTTAAAAGCTTGCGGATAGAACTCTCATGTACTCCACTTAGTCGGGCAGTGCCACGGCGACTAACAAAGCCATGACCTTTTTCATCTACTGAAAATTCCTTGGCAATACTTTCGGGTAATTCAAAACTTACAATACTCATCGTGAGCCTTCCTGTCTTAGGTTTACTGCCGTTGGGGACTCCCATCCCGTGAACGGCTTTCCCATATTATAACCTTCTGTTTGTAGCCACTCAAACGTGTTAAACGCCACACCCGCCCCGACTTTTTCGGATTAAGTCGTAAAAGTGGACTAACGCATTGCCATGGTGTTATCCAACCCCAACTAAGTATGAATACTCATTAAGCGGTGCTATAAAGTCTTCTATAGAGGGACTTAACAGGGTAAGTAGTTACTACTGATGGTGGTAAAAGCCTTTGGTGGATTACTATACAGAGTCCTGCCATTGCCATTCCTATGCAATCCAAATTGTCCGTTACGTCGAGTCATCAAGCGCAAGTAATCCGTCGGGACGGATCTTCAACACCGCTAAATATTGGCAAAATTCGGGCAGTGGTGGACTGGGCTTGTCTTGGGTTGGAAGTAAACTCCATCGCCCTAGAAGCGGGGCTAACCACTCGGTTAAGGGAAGGGATTAGCACTAGAGAGATTCAAGATAATCTGATTAGCTGTGCTTTGGAAATGTGCAGTCCCAACGAACCAGATTGGCGTTATGTTGCTGGTCGCTTACACATTTGGAGTCTGTGGAAAGATACCTTGGTGCGTCGGGGTTATCAGTATGGTCAATATCTACGCACGGTGCAAACGAAGGTCACCAACGGGGAATATGACTCCCGCATCTTGACCTACAGCGAAGCGGAATTGCAGGAAGCGGGCTGTTGGATTAACTCGGACTGGGACACAGACTATGACTATGCCGGGGCGGTGTTGCTTACCAGCCGTTATCTTTTGCCCAATGAGTTGCCCCAGGAAGCATTACTCACCTGTGCTTTGTTGCTAGCTTCGGTAGAAGATCCCGATCGCCGTTTGCAATGGGCCAGAAGATTTTATGAGGCGATCGCTGCTCGACGCATTTCTTTAGCTACCCCTATTCTGGCTAATTTGCGAGTCCCCGGTGGTTCCCTGACCTCCTGTTTTATCGTGGCCATGGAGGATAACCTGGAAAGTATTTTTGGGGAAATCACCAATGCCGCTAGAATCTCTAAAAATGGTGGTGGGGTTGGAGTTAACGTTTCCCGCATCCGAGCCACCGGTAGTTGGGTAATGGGTAAGCCCAACGCTTCCGGGGGAGTTATTCCCTGGACAAAACTGCTCAACGATACGGCGATCGCTGTTAATCAGGGGGGGCGCAGAGCCGGAGCCGTAACCGTAGGGCTGGATGTGTGGCATTTAGATGTACCAGAATTTCTGGAAATGCAGGCGGAAAACGGTGACCAACGGCGTAAAGCCTATGATATTTTTCCCCAGTTAATCTTGCCCGATGAATTTATGCGGCGGGTAATCAATAAAGAAGATTGGACGTTGGTGGACCCCTACGAAGTTAGGGAAAAAATGGGCATTGAGTTAGCCGAGCTCTGGGGCGAACAGTTTGAAACTGCCTATCGGGAAATTGAATCAAACCTGGACACCACCATTACCCTCTACAAGCGTATTAATGCTAGGGAACTGTTTAAGCAGATAATGCGTACCCAGGTGGAAACAGGGATGCCCTATCTTTCCTTTAAGGACACTATTAATAAAGCCAATCCTAATAAACATTTGGGTTATATTCCTGGCACTAATCTTTGCTGTGAAAGTTTTAGTAACGTTACCCCCGGCCAGGATGCCCATTGCTGTAACCTAGTTAGCCTCAACCTTGCCAATCTAGACTTGCAAGACATTGCTGGGGTCAGTCAGATTGCTGTGCGGATGCTGGATAACACCATTGAATTGACTGCGCCTCCCTTTGCCGATGCCAAAAGCCATAACAACAAATACCGCACCATCGGGGTGGGAGCCATGGGGTTAGCAGACTGGCTGGCTAAACGTCGTCTAAATTATGACGAGTTGGCAGACATTAACCGCCTATTCGAGGAAATTGGCTATTGGTGTACCCAATCCTCCATGGAATTAGCCAAGGAACGGGGAGCTTACCCCGCTTTTCCCGGTAGTGACTGGCAAAAAGGTTTATTAATTGGCTCCAAACCTGTCAGTTGGTTTCAAACTAATGCGGCGAAACCCGAACGGTGGGAAAAACTTGCCAACGATATTCAAACCCATGGCATTCGCAACTCCCACATCACGGCGATCGCTCCCAACACTTCCTCTTCCCTAGTCCAAGGTTGCACCGCCAGCATTTTGCCGGTCTATAGCCGCTTCTTTTACGATAAATGGGCCAAGGGCACTGTCCCCATTGCACCGCCCTTCATTGGCAATTGTTTCTGGTTCTACCCGGAGAATAAAACCATGGACCAGCGCAAAGTAGTCAAAGCCGTGGCTGCCATCCAACAATGGACAGATACGGGCATCTCCATGGAGTTATTATTTAACCTCAATGCAGGTATTTATTTCCCAGAAGAACCGGAAAGAAGCCTCAATGCTAAGGACATTTTTGACACCTTGGTCATGGCATGGGAGTCCGGTTGTAAGGCTATTTACTATATCCGCACTGTGCAAAAGGATGACTTCAAGGATTCCTCTAATGGCTGTGTTGCCTGTGCTAATTAGTCGAGCGCTTCCATACTTTCACCATAAATTGTCCTTGCCACCCGTAAAAGCACCAAATAACCCATCAAATCCCGTTCAACGTCTTCAGTATCATCGGATTGCCCTGATACCAACCGGGATAACTTGTCGTCAATCCTGACCTTGATTTGCTCAATAGCATCAGCCTTGGAAAAAATCCGCTGGGGGCATAAAGCACTATTTCCATACTTGCGATTTTTATCAAGCAACATGAACTTTAGGTCGTCGCATTCCTGGGCAATGAACATTGCCGCATCGGTGTTACTGATCATAGATTTTTCCTTTGTCACTGATTTAACGTGGAGATGATTAACTTTGACTCCGGTGTTGGCTGCAAATTCACCAACCAAGGTGACAATTCAACGTCAATGCCCAAGGATTCAATTTCGTCATACGTTTCCATCAAAATGTCCACCCAGTGATACCATCGCAAATTCATTTGCGTCCCCCTGCTTTCTTCTAAGCGTCGGTATAGGCGATGGCATCGGCGGAATAGGTGAAATACTTGCTTGGTCATCCTTTTGACTCCTGCACTTGGCGATCACCGGGTTGCCAATAAATGCAGAGGTTCCACCACCAAAGCAGAATCCGATAAAATGGGTGCCCGAATTTTTCAGACTGGCTTAGAAACCCTATCCCCCATAAACCGGAATATTTAGACTCAATAAGCTTAAATTTCATTAGCCTTTACTCTCCATGACTGTTTTATCTCCGTTATAGCGGCCGGTCTGGGCGTAGGTTTTACGGGGAACTCCCAATGTAAGGCTGAATATTAACTGCCCCATTCGTAGCCCAGGGTAAAACGGCAGAGGCTCAGCATCCATATTAATAATCTCCATGGTTAGTTTTGAACCGTGCCATTGGGGATCACAAAAACCCGCTTCCATATGTTCGTACCACTCTCGTCCCCGGCTTGACTTTAACCGGAATTGGGCGCAGAGAAATTCCGGCAGGTTAAAGGTTTCCAGGCTGGACACCAATAGGCGATCGCCAGGGGGTAGCCAGTAAGGGTTCTCAACATCAAAACTACTGAGGTCAATGGGGGCATAGCCGCAGACCTTGCCGCCATCAATAACATTGCGGACGGTGCGAAGTTTTGCCGTGGTGCCAATCCGAATATCGAGACTGGCCGGATTAATTAGCCTAGGGTCATACTGCTCTACCATTGGCAAGGGATTCCCAATCCAGTGCCCTGTAAATAGATACCCTAGCCTGATATACCAAGGCACTTCGCCCCGGCATAACTGGTCAATTTGATGGTCAACTAAAATCATTTTATGCTCCAAGCTAAGGGGCTAATTTTGCTTTTTTCCAACGGTTTTTCAGATACCATTCAGCAACTTCAGGGCACCATATCTTAAACTGCCCCATCAACAATTCGCAGAACCATTGGCACTCCAATTGAGCGTCTTCCTTTGCTCTTAAATCGAGTAGGTGCATTAGAGAGCGAACATTGACAGACATCACAAAATGTTGCCGGTAATCAAATGGTAGAGTTCCTCTACAGTGTTCTTCACTAATACCTTTACTGCGGTCTAGATAATATCGCCAAGCCGCATTGTAAATGGTCTCGTAATGCTTGGTTTGGTCTTCTTCGGTGTAGCTATATTTCTCACCTTTTCGGTTGGTATATTCCCCTACCGGACGAACATAGAAGTTCTCAAGAATCAATCCCCTGACCGCATCTCCTAACGGCTGATTATGGTAATTAGGCAACTCGTTTATTTCTTCGACCATATTGACAATCCTTTGCCCGGTATAGCGCATCGACTGCACATCAAAGGTTATACCGACCCGGTGGGTTCTGATCTGTTGGATAAGCGAATGGGGGAAGTTGCCGCAGGCTAGGGTAATCTGTGGGGCTTCAAAGCATCCATAATGCCCCCTTCCTCCAGCCAATAAATGCTTAACAATCCGCCTCCCGGCGACTTCCTCAACGTTAGGATTATCTTTAAACAATTTGAACGCCATGCCGTCTTTCCATTGCAGGTCATCATAAACAAAGTTTTCGCAATAATCCTGGTGCATGGCGGCATAAATTACCTGTTGAGGGTTAGGTGTTGCCGCTATAGTTTCAATCCTGAATAAACTGTCCATCTTTGCACTTAATGTGTACAAAGTATTTTAAGGTTGCTTGTTTGTGGCTGAACAAACGTGGCGGGTATAATAGGAAAGCCCTTCACGGAGCGCAAACTCCCAAGGGCAGTAACCACTAGACAGGAGTGATCACAGTGAGTATTGTAAGTTACGACCCGTCCGAGTACCAGTCAGCTATTACGGTGGAATCCAACGGAGATGTCTTGGTCGTTGATTCCCGGTTAATTGCGCTAGACCTGGACATTCAGCATGAAGTATTGATGCGGACGGTGAAGAAGCATCAAGTCAAGATAGAGCAACGGTTTGGAATAATCCGTTTTGAAAACGGAAAAATAAACGGGAGGGGGCGTCCTGAGAAGTTTGCATGGCTAACGGAAGACCAAGCAATGTTTGTGATGACACTATCCCGCAACTCGGATCGGGTGATGGACTGCAAGGCAAACTTGGTGGAGGCATTCAGTAAGGCTCGGCGGTTAATCCCCGCCCAGTCCGAAAAAATACGAGAGCTAGAGCTTCGGCTGAAAATTGCAGAGCTAGAAAAAGGTACTAGTGACAATCAGGCTTATTTGTTGGCACGGTCTGAGTTTATTGCCACGACTCAGGGGCCACAGATGCTTGCACTAATCCAAGGTCGCCCTGATGCTGTAGTGGAAAAGGTTGAGAAGGTAACAGAAACCATCATTGTTCGTGATGGTCGGAATGTCAGCTTTGAAGGTAAGTCCACCGCCGAGCTAGCCCGTGAGCTTGGTTATAAAAGCGGCAAGCAGTTAGAAGATTTTCTCCGCAAGCAAAAGCGGTCTGATTTAATCTGTGAAGGATTCCGGGCTGTTCAGGCTCCCTATATCCCCACGACTAACCTAAGCGAGGTCAAAAAACTATGGAGTGAGAGCCGTAAAGCTTCCGGCACTCAATTATTCCTGGGCGAATAACTCCACGTTCTAATTCACACAATCACCCGTCAGCAATGGCGGGTTTATTATTCCCCGTACAGTTTGTGACTGGTTATGACAAAATTCTCTAAAACCACAAAAGAGGTTGCCAATCACTATGGCGTCAGTGAGCGGTCAGTGATTCGTTGGATTGAAGCGGGGATGTTTAAATATGGCGTGGAGTATATTGATCTGCGGATGCCAGGGGGACGCAAGGCAAAGCTTAGATTCAACATTGACTCAATAGATAAGACCTTGGCTATTCCCCCGGAGAAACGTTAGCATCCCGAATCCTCTCCCAGGCTTTGCTATGGTCGGCATCGGTCAACCATGCATTATAGGTGTTGGTATGAATCTGATGGCTGTGGCGCATTTGCTGGGCCGCCAGTCTGCTATCTAACCCTAACTCGATGGCCCGCCGTGCCCAACAATGGCGCAAATCATAAGGGTGGAACGGAATGTTAGACCGAGCAAAAGCACGGCTCACCCTCTGCCCATTTGCCCGGTTATCCTTGCCATTGATCCTGGGCATCCTGACATTTTTCAGGTCAAATAACTCCACCCAATCCGGGTATAGTGGCCAGACCTTCCCCCCGTGGGACTTACTGGTTAATATCTTCCCCTCACTATTCAACCTCTCCCCGACATAGCAGATGCCAGTTTCTTGCAAGTATTCCAGGTCAACCAGAAAGACTTCGTGGTTTCGCAGGGCATAGGTAGCCATGACGCCATAGACCCAGTAGTAAGGGGCATAGGTGAACCGGTTTACTGCTTCAACTATTTCCTTGTCAGTGGGGAGATCCCTGGGGTTAACTGACCTTTGCCCATAATTGCCCTTTAACCGGCTAACATCCAAATCCACATCAAAACGGTCTGCCAGTAACTTGTAAGCTTGACAGGCCAATTGCCTGCCCCGGCTATTCGCCTCCGTGGTTAATATCCCCTCGGTTAATGCTTCCGTGGTCAGCACCGCATCGGGTAATCGCTTAAACCAGTTTTCATAATTACCCACCCAGGTTGTTTCAGTTTTTGGCGATCGCCCCTTTTCTGAAAAATACTGGGCTTTAAATATTTCCACCGCTTCCCCGGTGAGCAATTTTTCTCGCTTCGGCTCCCAGGTAAATTTTCCTTCCGCCAACCGTAGCCCCAACTTTTTCGCCTCTAGCTCAGCTCGCTTAATACCGGCTGGGTTAGCTTTCACCCCCAAGGCGATTCTTTGCTGGTGGGGGCGGGTTCTATTAGTCCCCGGCTTAGCCGGTAGCGTCGCCACCAGGTAAAGGCGATCGCCACGTTGCTCTACCCTCACCCCGACCCGCCCCGCCTTTAACCTAGCATTGACTTCTTCCAACATTGGCTTAAACCTTGGATTAAAAATGGCTTAAATTACTGTCCTAATCTGTCAATTTTTGCCGATTGTGTCAAGACTATGGGCAACAAAAAAGCCCTCGGTGAAGGGCTTAGAATGGTGTAATGTCGGTATTTCGTTAGTCGGGATGACAGGATTTGAACCTGCGACATCCTGCTCCCAAAGCAGGAAGGCTGGGTTTTACAAGCTAGACCGGGTAAGGGTTTCGGGGTTTGATTTTAGAGGCTGGCTTAAACTTGGCTTAATTGGAGAGTGCAACTCGCACATCCCTACCGGTCTGATCGGCACGGCAATCCCTTTCTCATCTTGCAAAACAAGACAAGCTCCGTAGCCAGATTGCTCAGTCATCCTCCCTTTTAATTCTTGGATAGGCATCCATGGGTGTTTTACCAAGGGGACAAAATAGCTACAGTTTTGACAAGACGCAGATTCCATGGCGTTAGTTTGTGTAACGGCTCCCAATAATAAACGCGCCATCGCTGACGGGATTGATTTATTTTTTGCGGTTGAATTGCTTTTTGCAGTCTCGGCACAGCCATTGTTGCTTGCCGTATTTAGTTACGCCGTTTTTGACTGTGTTTAGACTTCCGCAGGCTGGACAGGCTTTCCCATTAATTCCGCCTTCCATTCTTCAACTTTCCGGTCGCAACGGGTTAACCCACGGGGATTAATTTCAGTGGCAAACCAGATTTCTTCTTGGCGATCGCCCATTTCCAGGCGACGTCCTACCTTAGAACTCCAGGGATATTCTCCTCGCATACCGAGGTCAAAAATTCGTCCGTTTTCGTTTTCAAAAATGATTTTCATGTTTTTTCCTCAATGTGGTTGGTTGTGTCACTCATTAGGCGGAGTGGCGATCGCTCAATGACTAATTGAGGTCTCAATGAGATCCTTGGCCCAATCCCATGCTTCTTGGTCAAGCCAGGATTGTTTTTCTTGCTCGGTTAGGGAATTCCACTCCTCTTCAGAGTAAGACGAGTCAAAAGCCGGGTTAGTTTTTTCTGTTTGACTTGCATTTGCAAGCCCAATACTTAAACTCATTGTGTAGTAATGGTTGTAGGGATAATTCATCTTTTTTGTGTGGTTGGTTGACGGGGATTCCACCAAGTGCAATCTTCCCTTGAAATCTTCGTAAATGTCTTCTTGAGAGACTGCCCATTCCCATATTTCATCCATGGAGAAATTTCGGGCAGTGCCCCCAGTCCTCCGCTTGTACAAATCGGCAAGATCGTCCCAAGTCAAAGCAGGTTCTGCAATGTTCATAATTTTGTGCTTGTTTGTGTACATTCTTAATATCCCATCAATTCCCGCACTTATCATGTTGTGTTGTAACACTTTGTAGATTGACACACTACAGCATCACCCTAAACACAGCGCATATTCTTTTCCTCCACCGCTCCCCTAGGTCGGGAATCTCACAAACCCTATCCAACCGTTGGTCAGCGTGAACCATGCCGTGCCCATTGCAGATACCAACGTGACCCGGCTCTACTCCGACCATAAACACCAACAAATCTCCCGGCTCCCGGTAATCAGCACTGGGGAGTTCCATTAAACAGTCAATTGCCCTGATTTGTTTTAGTAGGTTGCCATTCTGGGCACGGCGGGAATAGTTTTCTAATTTGACCTCAACCCCCAGGGATTCCAGCACCGCCCCATACAGCCGGGCACAATCTACCCCCACTCCTTTGCAAGCTTGGTTATGATGCCATGGTGTTCCAATCCATGACCGTGCCTCCGTTAATATCCGTTCCGCCAGTTCTAAGTTAACGTCAGGAATATTGGTAGTTATACTCATCTAATCTCCCCAGGAATTCGTAGAAATAATAATCAATATGCTCTTGTCTCAACTCAAACACCTGGCATTGGTTGGCATCCTCCGGTAATACCACTACACAGCATCGCTCTGCCTTGATGCCGTCACATTCCTCCAATGCCTTCTGGTAGGCGGAAACCTGCAATAGGTAATCGGTGACCTGAGACGATGTTTTAGATCGGGTTGACCCTTTCCAGTCAAATAGGGTTAACTGCCCGCCCCAATAGCCCAGGGCATCCAGGGAGCCACTATAACCAAACTCAGAAAATACCTGATGCTCCCACACCACCAGCTCGATATTGTCCAGAATCTCCAGAGCCATGCCAAATAAAGGGTGGTCGGATGGGCGGCGTTCGATTAGGTATCCCTCGATTGCTTCATGAAGGGTCAACCCCCGCTTAATAGTCCGGGCTGATTCTTCCGGGTTATTAGCCCGCCATATTGAAAAATCAAACTTACAGGTTTTGCCCGTGATGGTAGTCACCCCCGGCAGTTCTCCTAGTGGCGTGACGTGGTAGCGGGCACCATTCTTGTAACTATGCTCGGCAATCCGACGTTCTAGCGTGACCATACATCCTCCCTTGTTTGTCCTATTGTAATATCCACAGACAGCTACCGACTAAGCATAATTACTTATTAAGCGGTGCTATAAAGAGTCTTATAGAGGCGCTTAATGGGTGTAAATGTATTACCCGGCATAGTGAAAGCCTGATTCTGTGATCGTTATTGCTGAGTTTTATTCTCTGTTACCCAGGCGGTCAATCGACCGGAGACAGACTGGTAGGCATCAATTAAATCGCCATCATTTTTGGATAGTTGTTTGATGTCCTGCGCCATGGATTCAATCACCCTGGCTACAGTGGGGACAAACTCTCCCCGGAGGCTATCCATTTCTGCCTCTAGGGTTTCGACTCGCTCATCTGTATCACGGCTACGCAGTCCATAGCCTATGATGATGCCAAAGAAAAAGATTGCAGCGCCAGCAAAGAATTCCATAATTACTCCAATAGGTAGCCGGCGATCGCCGTGCCAAAATAGGACTCTAAACCAAAGCCGCCGAGAGTTGTGCCCAGCAAGTAAAAACGGGCATTGTAGATTTGATTTTGCAAGTTAATGGTGATGGGATAGAATTGCCGGATTTTCAGCTCAGGGATTGTGGTTTCAATCCTCCCCTCTAGATAGGCAATGGGATTATCCACTCCAGGCAGATGTTTTTCCTGGGGCTCTTTTTTATTTTCCAGAAAAGCTTTTAATTGAATAGTGTTGCCGGGACTAAAAATGGGTTGCCCGGTTACTTCATCCCAACCCGTCGGTTCAGGGTTGGCAGTAGCAATGGTTATAACGGCGTTAGTTTGACTCAGCATAATGTCAATCGGCTAATATCTAATAGTATTAGGAGGTTGTTATGGTTTTTATTCAGGATTTTAAAGAGTTCCCATCGTCGGTAGAATTTACCGATGAAGGTTTTATGACCGCCACTGCCAACATTGCTAGAGTGGGTATTCAAGAATATCTAGGGCATGAGTTGGGCAAGAAAGGAGACAACAATGTTTACCGAGTATTGCGCCCGGTGGAAGTAGTTAAAGACTCGGTTAAGTCGTTTGTTAATAAGTCCATCACCGTTGGGCATCAAGGGCTAATTACGATAAAAAATGCCCATAAATTAGCCAAAGGATTTGTAAGGGATGCTTGGTTTGAGGACAGTACAGGCTGGATTAAGGCTGATGAGTGCATTAATCATCCTGATGGCATTGATGCCTTTAATGATGGTTATCGCTGGCATAGTTGCGGATACCGAGCAGATATTAACTGGGAATCAGGAGAATGGATTGATGAACTAGGGGTAATGGGTGAACCGGGGCAAAGCTATCAGTATGATGCAAGCTTTGTTAAGATTAAAGGCAACCATAATGCCTTAGTGAAAGACCCCAGAGCAGGGGATAATGCAACTTTTGATGAGGGTATTAATATTAATCAAGATTCAAGTGGAGTTTCTATGACTAAAAAGTATGAAATTCGACTGCCTGATAATGCGGTGCTGATGTTAGACGGTGAGAACGCCGCCGATATTAGCAAAGCATTTACAGAATTGCAGTCCAAGACCGAAAAACTTGACAAAGCCCTATTGGACTCCAATTCTAAAATTCAGGAATTGGAATCTAAAGTGAAGACTTTGGAGAGTGAAAAAGATACCCTGTCTGGTCAGTTGGAAGGGCTGAAAACTGTCAACGATTCCAAGCCAGAAACTTCTAATGAACGGGCAGAATGGTTTGCCGTTTATGACAGTGTGCGGGGCTTAATTAAAGATGAGCCGTTTACTAAAACCATCGAAGATTTGAAGATTGCCGGGATTAAATCTGTCAATCCTAACGTGGTACTGGATGGCAAATCTGCCGAGTTTATCTCCGGGATGTTTGAGTCGGTGAAAGACCGGCTAGCAGGCAAGTCTGTCCCTCCGAGCAAGGAGACTTTGAATGATTCTGCTCCGGCGGATTCTGACCCTATGGCAACTGCCGACAAGACCTATCGTGAGGCTGTAGAAAAAGCCTGGGAGAAATTTTAATGGTTGCTAAAGACGTTACGTCGAATTATTCTTTATTCTCTGACCGTGGCTTAGAGGGTCATGTTAGCTCTCTGCTCCCTGGTGCTTATTTCTCCGGTACTGCCGAGGGACTGTTCAACGATGATGCCGCCCCCTTACCCTTTGGTCGGGTAGTGGTGTTCAAGTCTGATAGCGGTGTGGGTCTACCTACCGCCACGGGGCAAGCCGTTGCTGGTGTCACGTTCTATCAAGCCCAGTTTGAGGCTAATGCCCAGTTTGCGGGAGACGCTGGCACCCCGGCAGATTACCCCGTTACGTTGGCACGTCGGAACGTAATCATGTTTATGATGCCCGAAACCAATATAGACAAAGGCTCTTCCGTGTTTTTCCGTGCCATCAATAAGGGTACTGTTGGAGCCAATGAGGCTTTAGGGCGCATTCGTTCCAATGCTGATGCGCTGACCATTACCAACGTTGCGCTGACCTCTAATGTGGCGACTATTACCGTTGCCAACCATGGATTGACTGTTGGACAGGTGATTACTATCGCTGGTCTGACAACTACAGCGTTAAACGGCACCCATACCATTACTGCTGTGCCCACCGCCAATACTTTTACGTTTGCGTTAACGAATGCAAATATCAGTAGCACCAGTGACAGTGGAACTATTGCCCGTGCGGCGGCATTATCCGGGGTGCGGTTAATTGAGGATGCCGTTGCTGGCACTCCCGTCAAAGTCGAACTAATCAATGTAGGAGTTTAAGATGCCAGCCATCACTCAATATCGAGATTTTCTTAATAAGCAATTGGAGCAAAAGCTCCCCGGCGTGTTGATGCGCCGTTATCCCGGACTACCCTTTGCCAACGGTCAATATTTGCCCGCCATTGGTGACCTGGCGATTGGTGCCCAGTACCTCACCAAAGAAGTAATGGAGCAGTTTGGCGAGGCTCAGATTTATTCTGAAACGTCCTCCGACCTGCCCACTATCTCCACCACCGTAGATGAATTGGGATACCGGATTGTCACCTTTGTCTCCGGTGTGAAGTGGAATTATGCTGAGTTGGAGCATGCCAGCTTTGCCAACGTTGATATCGTATCCCGTCGGACTCAGTTCCTGCCCAGGGTATTTGATGAGGCGATCCAGAAGTTTGTCCTAGCTGGTAATACCAATTTAGGTATTACTGGGTTCCTGAACAACCCCGATGTCCCTGCCGGTAACGACTCCTATGACCCTAACACTGGGGATGCAGACGATGCCATGGACTTTGTTTACCGGGTAATGACCGCTGTGCCCAACCGGACTAACCTGACCGCTGAATCGGCTGTGATGCTGGTGCCGGCTAAGCTTCGTCAGAAATGGGCCCGACTGGTTCTATCCGGTACATCCGTGACTGTGTTAGAACACATTATCAGCAACTATGGCAGTCAAAGTGGCGGTAGCCTCCGTGCCATTGTAGGCATTAACGAAATGCGATCTGACATTTTGGAAGCCTATGGCGTGAATGCCCCCGGCACCAACAAAGACATGGTGATGGTTGCTCCGGTTGACCCCACCGCCGCTGACCGTCGTTTTAACGCCCGCCGTGCCCTGCCTCTGGAGTATAACGATACGTTGTACAAACAGTTCTATCTGCAATCCACCAGTGAGGTTCGCTTTGAACGTCCTGATGAATTCCAGATTTTCAACATTGCTAAGCTGTAGGAGGTTGAATGGAACTTTTTTATAATCCCGCCAAATACTTCAGTGGCTCCCCAAATTCTTTGACTTTCTATTTTGACGGCAAGGAGATTGGACTAAAACCGGGGTTGAATGAAGTGGATGAGGCAATTACTGGTCATCCTGACTATGAAAAGTTAGTGGAGATTGGCGCTTTTTCCGCCAAGCCGGAGCCGACCGCTGCCCCAAAAACTATCCGCAAAAAAGCTCCGGTAACTGAGCCGATTAAGCTGGAAGAATAGTTAACCCAGCTCGTCTACCATGCGTGGAAGGAGTAACGGAGTCGTCTAACCATTGAGTTAGGCGGCTCTAGTCGTTTTAATATTTGATAGAGTTGGCAAAGTTTATGGATATTTTACCTGTTGGCACGAAGATTTTCCGGGCATTTGATGAAGCTATCTACCGCAAAAATCAATCCAGTTATGATCCCAAAAGTCCAGTGGCATGGGTGTCTGAGTCGGGCAATAAAATATTTGTTTCCGATGTTGCTATTCAAACTAACTTTAAAATGTACCGCAACCTAACTTTGCCGCTATGAACTATCAGAAATTTATTGAACTATTTCCTGAGTTTGAAGACCGTATCGACGAAGATATAGTAACCAAATATATCAATAATATCCTAATTGAAACAAACGGCTATTGTGGTATTGAAACAGAAGCAATCAGAGATTATGCCGTAGCGTTGCACGTCGCTTTTTTACTCCAAAAAGATTATCCCTCTGACCCATTGACCGGGTTGGGTGTAATCAAAAGAATGAAAAACTTTAATGATGAGGTGGAATTTGCCCCATCAACGCTGGATACTACCGGATTTGATGTCAATAGTTATGGTCAGAGATTAAAGCGGTTACTGGCGGCAAATTACATGGGTGGTATGTATGTCTGAGCTAAAAATCTACGGGCATGAGCCGGTAGAAACTGCCTGGGGTAGCCCTACATCACAGCGGGAGCCATTGCTGCGGGTAACGGTTAATTGGTCTACCAGGATAGTGGAGGGGCATCGTTCTGGGTTGGAATATCGCACTCCCTTGATAACAGAACCACGGTATGAGATTGAGGGTTCCGAATTTGTGCTGACCGATGAAAGTTACGCCACGTTGTCTCAGGCATTTCAGAATACTGGTGGGCGGGCAAGAAGTTTCCCATTTAAAAACCCGATTGATTATTACTGCACTGCTGACCCGGAGGCTTTAGCAGAGGACATTTATCAGCAGGGGTTTATTGTGCCCACAGGTGATGGTAAAGGGCGCATCGTCAAGCAGTTTCATTGTCATGGAGTGAACGCCTACAAAACGGTTTTGTATCCCATTGCGGATAGCTTGAGCGTTGAAGGATTGACAGTTGATGAAGAGACCGGGGAAGTTGACGGTGTTAGTGGAACAGAATGGATTGCCTGCAATTGTGAATACCGGCAAAGATTTCGTTTTGACGTTTCTGACTTGCAACTGACCCAGATCAAAAGAGCGTTGGATGAGTTTGATGTTAACGTTTACCAAACAGTTAACTTTCGGCTGGTGGAAGATAGTTATGAGAAATTGGGAGACTTGATTGTTGCTGACGATTGGGGTGTTGATATAGATTTTGACTTACTGTTATTACCGCATGCCGATTTAACCTATTCAGATATCATTTCTACCCGGATTGAGCGGTCAATTAGTCAAAAAGAATTAAGGGAAGAAGTCACCAACCTCAAGCAGAATATTATTTTGGAGTCTGGCAATTTAAACAGGCTCAATACTCAGATCTTTTTAACCATCTATAGCGTCTGCAAAGGTCGGCTAAACGGGATAAACTTTGGTGAAGAATTAGTTCGTTTTGACGATGACACCCTAGCGATTGAGCAGTTAGGTGTTAACGCCTTTGCTATTAATGGGTTGCCGATTAGGGCGATCGCCCCTACAGATACTCCCGATGGTGGGGGGATACCTGTCTGCACAACCGGAACTCCTTATTCTGCAAATCTAGCTCTACCTCTAATTGCAGTTGAAGCTCCTAGGCAAACTGAAACAATATCATTCTCAATCTCAGAAATAAATGGCGACATTCTGCCTATAACCAATTTTGTGTTAGATGATTTTGCCTTTATCGTCCCATCTGATCACGATATTATGACCGGCTATTCTTTGGTCGGAACAAACAGAGCTATTACAATTCCAAGTGAGGCTTTAATTGTTTACGAGGGTGGAAATCCGAACTATGCAGATGGTGCTTTGACATTGAACTTAACAACAACTTTTACCTATGAATCTCAAACTTACACAATCAATCGAAATGACATCGATCCTGACTCTACTATTCCTTTAAGTGAGGGGATTGTTGGCGTTATTGCCATGGGTGTCACCGCTCAGCCCCATAATGCCATATCGCTTAATTTTCTTTCTGATAATGGTTACATTTCTGACGGAATTATCTCATTTAAAATAATGCACATTGCTTTTGGTGGCGGAAATATTGAACTAGGAATTAATGTCCCAGCTTGCTAAGGTAAGAATGGAGGCTCATCTTTATATGGGTGAGTAAGAGGTAGTAATGATGCGTATCCCCATTTATAAGCAAGATACCCCTCTACTTTTTCAGTGTCGTCACTAGAAAGGGTTGTGTCGTAAATTAAAAGCTCTTTAATATCAAACTGTCCAAAAAAAGTATCACCAAAATTACTTGCATATTGTCCAAGTGCGTATTCCCCGTTAAAACTTAAGGGGGAAATACCTGCCGAGTTTGCAGCAGTCACGCTATTGCCATTTTTTCTCCCGACGGTTACGGTGCTATTTGCCACTAAAGAGGTAATCGCAAAGTTTGAATCATCAGAAAACAGTCCCGAAGTAAATTTGTCTACATTGTTAATTCGGCACAATGTAGGGAATGAAATTACATTCGTCCAAATCAACTCTAGTCCAACCTGAGCGTTAGTCCGTGGCCCAAAAAAACAATCATTGTTTTGTAGTGGGCCAGCCATCAAGAAAAACATTGAAAACTGTGCCCAATTATGCATAAATCCCGATGGAAATAAAAGAGCATCATTTATTCCGTCAAAAGATACATATTCGTTGTAGGTATATGTAGGGCTGGTTCCAGTAAATAACCCGGTAGGGCTACTTGAATAACCAAATAAGTTAAACCATCTTGTAACATTTGATCCACTTAGTTCTAACGATAAACTCCCCCCTAACGCTTCAACCCAAAATTGCAATCCAGAGGCATTTTTGGGAGTCCATAATTCTACCAAATCACTTCCTGGCGGCAGGGGGTCTGGGATGCCCCAGTAATAATTATTGATACTTTTTCCTCTGTACAAAATATTAGCCATTAAAAATATCCTCTAATCCAAACTTGCCAAATGAAACCGTCCCAGTAAGCGTAAACAGAACGAGCTAGATCACCATCATTTTCTAGCGTCACTATTGGCGTGTTATCAGGTTCTTGCACCACGATGGCGTTAGTGGTAGATATATTGACAATCTCACACTCAAAATAATCGCTTCCTGTAACAGTGGGTAGCTTAACAATTACACTGGCGACAGTTGGGGTTAAAAATTGAAAATAAGCATCTGTTAAAAGCAAATTTTTGGTGGCTGAAATAGACTGAATGTTTTTGGTTTTAGTAGAGCTACCACCTCCAATCCCCCCCGTCTTATAAATAGTGCTAGCCATAAACATTCCTCTCAAAAATACGCCAAATCGACCCATCCCAATAATAATAAATGGAACGAATCAAATCGGCAATAGATAGGGTGATAATTGGGGTGCCATCACTTTCTTGAACTTCCAAAGCGTTACTCCCGTCTCCCGCATTAATTATTTCTCCTTCAAAATAATCACTACCAGTGACCGCAGGTAGTTCAACAACAACACTAGATGATGTAGGGGTCAGAAATTGGAAATATTCAGAGGTTAGACTTAATGACTTTGTGGTAGAAATTGATTCAACATTTTTAGATTTATTTGCCGTTCCACTTATGACAGATAACCCACCATAAATATTAACTTCCCTATCAACAATTGGCGCAATAATATCTCCAGCTAAAAATTCTGTTTCGGTTACTAATCCGGTGGCATCACGCTCCAGGGTCAAGGTATTTCCTGATCGCCCGATGCACAACATCTGAGCATAGCCACTGCCACTGCCAACGGTGCTAGTCCTAAATAAACAGACCGGAACCGACGGCGCAAACCCGTCAGGGTCAGCTAGGGTGACGTTGACAGTCCCTCCCACACTGGGAATTGTCACGTTGCCGGTGATGGTGGTAAACCGGCGAATGCGATCAAACCTGTTCTGGAGATCTAGCTGGTCACGGATTTCCCCACCAATCTGGCCCCAATTAATACCCAATTCAACAATTACGAAATCTGTCAGGCTGAATCCGGTACCCACAGCATTGGTCACACCCACTTTCCCAGTGGTGGTTCCATCTGCCACAGTGCCGGTGATAGTGTTGTCATCTACTACCACAAAATCTTCTATTGGCTCTCCGGCAATCGCCGCCCCGGTAGCACCAGTAAAGCCAGAACCAAAGATGCTAATTTCTACCCCAATCTCACCCTGGGTAGGGCTGAATCCTTCCACCACTGGCAGCAACACCCCCAGCACTGGGCTAATCGTCGCTTCCAGCCCATAGCCCCGGTCAGTATCAATCCCCGCAGCTAAACCATATTCCTTACTTAGCTGGTAAATGATTACATCTAGGGTCGATTGAACAGATCCAAAGTCTTCAATCTGTTGGTCAACAGTGTAGGTCAGCGAATTGGTGCCAACGGTAAAAACTCTTTCTGGTGTGGCATCAGGTATAAACACATCAAATTCAAAGGGCACCAACTCTTCCAATCCGGTATTATTTCCCTGCCAGACCATGGTTATATTCCCACTCTGGTCTTTTACTGACTCCAAATCACTGGGGCGATAGGGACGGTAATAGTTCCCCCGAACAGTGATGGTGGCGACACTCTCAATAGACTCAAGAGTAAAGTTACGGGGCACCAGTTTAATACTCAGTTCCTTGTCAATTAAGCCACTGCCCCCGTTGAGTCGGATTACTTGTCCTGGCCCCCGCAGCACAGTAATTGGAGTTCCCGCAGCATGGGCAGCGGCGATGGTGCCATTATGCCCCCGCTTAAAATTTCCAATCGTGTAGGTCAATGGATCAATCAGCGTCACGTCCTTGACCGATATTTGCTCTTCTCCCACCAATAGAATCAATTGATTGCTCGTAAATTGAGCGTCGGTCAGAGGGTCGAGAAATCCTCGGTCTAGCACAATGTCCACCGTTTGAGTCGGCTGCAATCCCTCCGTCAAAGGCAAGCTTGCAACCAATTCCCCGGTGGTGGTAGCCCCAATTGCTGTCCCCACCTGGGTGAAAGGAGAATCATCAACACTGGCGAAGATGATTGTGTCTCCCACATCGCCATACTCTGGGTCTGGAGTGATCGCCAAGTAAAGACAGGGCGGATCTGTGGCATTAACCCGGTGGATGTCCAAGATAGTCGCCACCGGCTCACCAAAAAAGTCAAATTCATCCTCCGGGCGATAGTCGTCAATATCGTCATTAACTTCAGCCTGGTAATCAACACAAACCCTAACCCCGCTATCAATGCCAGTCAGCGTAATTAGTCCAGTAGCATAATTAACGGTGTAGTCCGTGCCTTCTACCAGCAAGTCGCCATCAGCCCTCACCACTGGAGTTGCTGTAATGTTGGGCTGCAACTGGATCGGAGTGCCATTGTAAATCCGGCAACGACTCCGGGCAATGGATGGCACCCCAGCGAAAGCCTCCCCATTGAACAGTGTGGCACTGACTTCTCCCGTCAGGTCAGCCCCGATGGTCACTTGATTAATCTGAAAGGTGGTCGCCGGATCTCCAGCCCTTAGCGGCAAATTAATAAACTGACCTGAATACAATTCCAGGGCAATGCTGGGGTCAAACTTGAAACTGTACCGATTCCGCTGGTCATACATTAACCCCAGATAACGCCAGCAGAATTCCCTTGCCATCCCCGGAGTCAACACCAACGCAGTTGACAATGACTGGGGGCGATGGTGCAATGCAACGGGACGATTCCATGACTCTGTACCGCCGTTATAACCGTCCTCAACGTTTGTAAAACTGAGGCTTACCTCCGACGGCAAATCTTTTTGGCTAACAATTGTCTCAGTGTAGGGTTCCGCTACATCACTGGTTGGTTCCCCTGCTCCCAAATCTTCATAGGCAATACTCCTTGTCGGGACAATCACATTCCCCAGTCTCTCTTCGTTGATGCAGATCTTTCCTTCCGAGTCCAAATAGGACATCAAAAAGTGAACTTGCATTACATCATCCAGAAATGATTTAACGCTAGAGCCATCCTGTTTCATGGTGGCACCAATCAAAGTTCTGGTTATTTCTAATTCTCGGTAGTCAACCCCAGATTGCAACCCTACCTGCTCCATGGCATCCCGTACCACGGCAGTTAAACTATTCCCTACATCGGCAATACCAAAAAGCTCTACGTCAATTTGCCCTGGCAGTTCATTTCCGAATGGAGCTAATGGCAAATCTTGAATTACACAATACGCTAATCCAGCAAAATGAATGCGGTCAAAATCTTCAAATTGCTGCATTATATTAGATGGGCCCTGACTCACCCCACCTTTTTTTATCTCTAGATTTTCTGCTAATCTAAAATTATTTAATTCCTCTGTCCCAACTGTTTCACCTTGGGTGTTGTACCATACCTCGTCGTTAAATTTAATCTTGACAATATCTCCCACACCGTCAGGATAGCCATCACCAATAGCAAAGGCAAACGTGCCATAGTAGCGGTGTTGAACTGTTTCTGTTGTGGTAACAGTTCCGCCTCCCCCGCCTTTACCCCCGCCGGTTCTTTCTGTTGTACTAGTTATTTCGGGTCTGTCAATCTTTGGTAATGCCCAAAAGATAGGGCAACTTTTTACAATAGTTTTGCCATAATGCCGGTCTAAACTCCACCCCATTCCCGCTTTACGGGTTGAGATATCATCTAACTTGCCGGTTTCCTGCTGATTGTAAATATATTTAGTCGGAGTTAGAGCACGGGATAGCATCCCTAACCCCAAAGAAACCGCCGTTCCAATTACAACATTAGCCATGAAAAAACCTCCCGATAATCAATACTAAAGGGAGGTATCTTTCCTTTAAAATCACCTATCTAGATTTTAACCTTTCTCTAAATTGCTGCTCTGCAATCTTAAATTCATTCTGTAGAAATGATGGCAATGCCGGGCGCTTCCTCATGGACACGAAAGCAATATTTATAATTGCTAAATCATGTCCATCCTCCAATAAAATTCTTTTGCAGTCAGACTCAGTTAGCTTACTGGCTGACTCTACGGTAGTGGAATAGACAAACTCTCCCGTCCACCGGCAATAAATATCAATGACAGTCTCGAACATAATCCTAGCTTGTGTTTGTGTACGTTTCACACAATAACACAATTTTGTAGACAAGGCAAACAAAAAAGGGGGCTACCCCCCATCAAAGCTAGGCAAACAATTTTTAGGCAGGAACGGGCACCCCGGCGGCGGCGCAGGCGATCTCAATCTCAGCTTTCCGGGCGTCAGTTTCGTTCGCATAAACGGTAGTTTTCCGGTAGGGGCTTTGCCATTTGGCGGTCAGCACCGGACGACGCACCTCGTTAATCGGGGCCGGGTCACCACTAATCCGCACAAGAGCAGGGCCAAACGCATACTCAAAATTCCCGGCGTTATCAGCAGGCATCCCACCAAAGAGAAACAGCCGACCAGTAAAACCCTCGTGGTTATCCACACTGGGCAGAATGTGCCGATAATAGCCAGCGTCATTAGGATAGATGATCATATTGGCGGTCATCTCCCAGGTCACAGACACCCGTTCATCGGAGTCCTGTTCGCCATTACCAAGTAATTTGGTGTTTACCATGCCCACATCTTGGTTCCAGTTGCCAATCTCAGAAACGGATAGGCGCACCAATCCCCAAATGGTGGTAGTACCAGAAGCGGCACCAGCAGCAGGGAAAATAGGCACAGTGGTAGAGCTAGTTGCCACCAACGTCCCCTGGGAAACGGTGATGCTGCCAGTGGTCAAAGTCAACACAGTACCAGCATCTAAAAACACGGGGGCATCAGCAGTGATATCTGCTTCCGTGTCATCAGCAATAACCGATGCAACAGTCAATTCGTATTCGTTGGGCAAACCAGTGGTTTCGGTGATCGCCGCACCTTTCAAAAACGCTCGGTTAGTTTGAATACCATTTACGGGAGAGCCTTCGCTCAAAAGCCCTAAGTCTAATAAAGCCATACATATTCCTCTACGTAGAGTATTTATTAAATATTAATTGCCTCCCTAAAAACGAACTCCCTGAACGAACAATAGAATTGCGGGAAGCTCCCCACCTTGGGATTGGCATCTTGAAAACTATACTGAAATCCTAAAAATTTTTCTGACCGCTGCATGGTCAAAACGGCATTCATCGCCTTAATATCAAGAGTTCCATTTCGCAAAACTATATTAAGGCGATACCTTCCCTGACCAAATATTCTGCCCCCTACCCGATGACTTTTTTCTAGGTCAGGATAGGACAAAATAAACTCTAACCCTTCAACTTTTGATACCCCGGCAGGAATAGTCCCCACGGCAAAAGCAGTGTTTTGATAGCCATTATTAAAGATGTATTTGCCTATCACTCCATAATTCGTAACAGCTTTAGTGGTAGGATTTCTAGTCACCCCTAAAAGCGTTTCAATCTCATTTCTGTAGGCTAAAGGGCTGGTCATTGGTTCACCATTAAAAATCTAACAATATTTTGCTGAATCATAGTGGATCTAGTTGCCGCTAATAACATCGGACGTAATTCTTCGGCGGATAATCTTTCAACTGCCAACTCAACTTTTCGGTAATCCAATGATTGATGAAAGTCTAACTCCAATACCTTTTCAGGAATAGCTTTTAACCGCATCACCCTTGCCTCCATCCTTTATAAAATTCTTGTTTGATATTAACTTTAGCCACTCCCACATCCGGGAACGGTCGCCCCGGCACTCGCCCATTAGCCGTTGACCACCCGGTATAAACCAACGTCGCTGGTGTTTCCCCTAAACCATTCCACTCCCAAATCGTTTGATAACCCTGCCTGGTCATATTTTGGGATTCACCCAAATTACCCAAATCCAAAATATTCCGATAGCTCCCCACCACCACTTCCCCATTACGGCGGTGAGTAATTCCAAACCCCGGCTCCCACTGACTGGGAAAAACAATTGTCTCTAAAATAGCATCGTCAATGGCGTTAGAGACGGCATCAATTGCCGCCAAAACTTTCTGTTCATAATCATCATTATTGCGGCTAAATCTTTTCACTTTCTTAAATCCGTTGCAGTGGGGAAAAAATTACCATCGGTGGGAAAACCACCCCACTTTTCTTGATTACCAAAAATAGTTTGGCAAGTCCAGAAACTACCATCGCATCCCGGCACCAATTGCACTTCATCTCCGACGGCAAAGGCATAGGGCGGATTCTTTCTGATAGTAACCGTTGATCCACTGACACTATCAATTTCAAATTTAAACCCTGCATTAGCTCCAGTATTAACCTCAATATAACCGCTTCCACTAGACCAATTAAAAATATGAGGATTAGTGATAGTTTCTGTAATTACAAATTGCTTGGGAGCACCAATACTTACAATCGTCCCCAGATGCCCATAATCGTACTTATTCCTGCCACAGCGGGGACTATCTAATCGCCCCGTGTATCGGCAATTTGGCTGCATTATATTATGTACTGTGTCATTTAACCTGTCGGCATTTGTCTGTACGGTCATCCGCCATGTTAGTCCATCCTGAACGACTTCGCCCCAGCGTCCTTTAGCCAAAGTTCTGACCTTCTGTTTTGTGAGCCAATTACCCACAAACACTTCCACTTCGGCATCGGTAAATTTACCCAACCTAATATCAATATCGGAGATTAATTCCGTATTCAAAAAGCCCTTTACTTCAAAATTACTAGCCCCACTTTCTGAGTCTTGACTTACTGCCGTGGGATCAATGGCACCGCTGGCATGGTAAACCACACCCCCAATTGTTACGTCACAATCAAACGAGGTAAAGCCTAAATCGCCAATTTTGATAAAGTGTGCGTAGGGTAAAACAGACATTACGGTAAACCTCCTATTGGCAAATCTTAAACTTAGCGGCTATGTTTGAGTTATACACAGTAGGAGTAAAAACATGGCACGGCAAAAAACTTTCCCGCCCGAAACGGTGCGGGTTTTTAAGCTAGCAAGAAAAATTTGTGACCTTTTCACGGAGGATGAATTGCGCCGCATTTCCCCCGTAGACCCCTACACAATTCAGCGGTGGGCAGAAGAAAAGCATGGCCCACGGGGCAACAATGACCTGGCCATGGCTCAAATAATTGCGGTTAAAGAATCCAGTATCCAAGCTTACCTGGACGGAGACATTGACCTGGAAACCCTATGGAGTCGCCGTAATGAAGCCCCACGGGTGAACGTAGCAGAGTCCACAAACTTTGACGATATTGTGGTAATCGTCAAAAATCTTTGCTCCACAGACCGATTCAGACTCGCAATGATCGCCTTGGAGTCAATCAAGCCGGGGGAAATCAACCCCGACAGCAATCCTAAAATCCAACTAGGGGCACGTTCCAAAACCCGGCTCAAAGCCCTTCTTAATACATCGATGACGCACCAGCGCCAAACTCCTAAAACACTGATTACCGCTGGCGTTGACCCTTCCCTAGTCCACGACCTAGTGGATAAATTTGAGAAGGATTACTCGGAGCAAACCTACCAAACTTTATTACCCTACCTGAGCAAGCCCACTCTGTGGGTAGACGACGACCTAGTCCAGGTTTCTCTTACTGAAACCATCACTTCCCTGGAGGAACTGTGGACAGAAATCGAATGGACACCACCCGGATAACCTGAAACCCATGGCAGTTCTCACATTCCATCTCCAATAGCCCATACTGCCCATCAACCTCTACCGCCGCTGAATTACCCAACACCACCCAGTCCCTAGGGACTGTTTTTTTTCGCAATTCTCGACAAGGTAAATTCTCATATACTATTTCGGCTGTACCAATCCGGCGGATATAAACAGACTCAAGCATCCGTGCCACATGGTATTCCAAGCACCCTCGTACTGCCCCATCGATGGCTTCAGGGCGGGTTTCTGCCGAAATGAAGAATTCACAGTGGGCGTTCCAAGCCCTGGCGATCCACTCGTTGCTTTCTCGCTGAACACTAATTTTGAAGTCTTTAACCAGTAGCATACAGATCACCTTTGCAAACTCTGATTATCCTAAATAGGAGTCTCAATGACTTACTTACGGGCAATCTGTTGATGGACTCTAAAACGTTCTCCCATTTGAATGGGGCGATATAATCCCGGAACCCTTCGCTAAACTCTCGGTCTGACAATGGCAACTCAGACAATGCGGGGATTAACTCGGTGGTGAGCATTGCCACTTCTTCCCGGTCAGCTTCCGCCAATGCCTCATCCTGCTTAGGCTCCGGGTTCATAATCGCCAACACCACCTGCTTGAAACGCTCAAAACTGCCCAGATATTTCTTGCACCACTGGCTCAATGCTGATGCTGTCACCCCCAGGTTATAAGCAAACCTGTTCTGGGAAAGTTTTAACCACTCTTCCTCGCCAAATTCTTTGACCCAGGCGATCGCCGCTGACTGATTCCTCGCCTTGACTCGGTTCTCAATGGTGCCAAACTCCGGGTCTAGCGTGCCAATGTCTATCCGCTCTACCTTGATGCCTAATTCTTCAAGGAAGCTCAGGTCACCCTCCGCCACGACATGGAAAGTCAATCCTTCCCCTGGGCGGCGGTTGGCCCGCAGTCTGCCCGTTTCCTGTTGCACCGTAGCCGCTACCTTATGGGCATAGTACCGACAAAATCCTTCATCTTCAAAGCTGACAATGGTGCCAGTCATTGCCTGATATTCATTCAGCACTGCCCCTAAATTGGGTCGATATAACCCCAGGGACAATACATGGCGCTTGTGCTGGAAGGCGTTACTGCCCCGGCTATCCCCGCCATGGATTAAATCCCCCGGCTCACTATGGGCTTTGAACTCAATTACTCCCAAGTCTTTATACTTTTCGCTGAAATATTTACGGATCTTTTTAGCCCGGTTTAGTTCATCCTTTGACCTCTGGTTCCCCAACCGTCCGGCTCCCACATACTGTTTCACTGTCAAATTTTCCAACCGGTCTGACTCTTGGCGAATCACTAAAATCTCAGACTCCGGCACTCCCAAGGCGATCGCCAATTGCTCCCGGCTATGGGTCGCATCCTGAAAAAACGTACAGTGACAATCTTTTAAACTGTCCACCATGCGCTGATTCCTGACAGTCATGGTCAGGATTTTATTGCCCGCCGATAAACTCCCCGCCATCCGCTTAGTTAAAATCGCCACCAATTTATAAAGGAAGTTCTGGTGTAACTCGGCACCGGCGACCAACTCTTTTATCTCAGGGCGGCTCCCCGCTTCAAACTCTTTAATCTGCTCTAAATATTCGTCTAGCCCTGGCAGATCAGCATCGGCAAACTTTTCCATTAAGCCCGCCATCGTCCATCCCCACCGGGGAGCAGGGCTGTTCTCACTGTCGTAAATCTCTGAAAGAGTGTCTTTTAGCGGCAATAACCGCCGGTATAATTCCCGGTTGGCTTCTTTCAGCTTGCTAAAAACTGACCGGAGATCCCGCTCCGTCACCTCTACTGTGACCGTCCACTCTGCCATCTCCGACTCGTCAACGATGGACACCACGTTGTGGTCTAAAAGTTTTTCCGGGATGCCCCGGAGATGAGCATGGATTTTATCTTGACTCTTGATATTCTTGGTCATGGACAGATAGCCATAGCCATCGCCCCGTTCCGTCCGGCACTTTTGGAAATGTTCACACCCACCACATATCCCTTTCGGGTCGTGTCCCTTGGTGTAGCAATCGGTGAATAGGTGGGCTAAATGGCACGTTGCCTTGGTTCTTAATTCTGGCTCAGTGTCCGGATCTTCGATTTGCGTCCGGGTTGGTCTACCACCGGGGGTTAATTTATCGTAATTCAGCAAAAACCCCTGGTTCCGGGTGGGCATCTCGAAAAAATCGTCTTCAATCTTGGCGCTGTTGGGATTACGTGGTGATTGACTGAAGTAAATCAAACGTTTGAAGCTATCGTCTTCTTCATCTTCAAACACAAAAAATGACTTTGGTGACAGGTTGCCGACGGTGTGAGTTTTGCCGGAACCGGTAGGGGAACAATCCAAAACATATTTATATCCTAACCGTCCTGCTTCCTGGTATATTTTCGCCCCGTCGCCCCGCTTAAACTCTACTATCTGCCCTTCGTAATCTTCCTTCAAAACCAACCGGGCCTGCTTTGCCCCACCGTTTTTTATAGTGGTTATCGGTGTTGACCGCCAGAGCTTAAGGGCGAATTTCGATAAACGGCTGAGTAAACTTTTCTGCCCCTGTACTTCCCTCCTTTTTTCTACACTTTCCTTATATGCCTTAGCCTGTAAAGGATTGTACCCCGCTTGCTTTTTACGCCATGCCAGAATGCAATTCTCCATTGCCTCTGGAGTTAATGATGGTCGGGATGCCCTTTTTCGGGCATTGAAAAGCACTTTATCTATATCGGATGAGGAACGGTAAGACTCCGAACTTCTCAGAGCAAATTCGCTAAATAAGTCCTCAGCATTACCGGTGAACCGATACCCTGACTGCTCCAACCATTCCTGGGTCGCAATCAAATTACACGCCAATTTGAAGCCTTGGTTATAACCCAGTCCCTTTGGAACGCCACTGTTTATCAAATCTCGGTCAGATTTAGTTAGGCAAACTTCCAAAGGAAAGTCAGCATCCCCTACAATTTCCTTTCTTTGTTTGAGTTCAGCCAAACGTACTTTTACTTCAGCAGGGTCTATAGCTGCACTCACTTCCGCCCATGACGTATCATCCCAGTTAGGCAACAATCCGTCTAAAGTTTCCAGACTGTACCTTATGCCGCTACCCTGACACACGGTAACAGGGTAGGGTTCCGCCCCTCCCTTCATATGGTTAAATCCAGCCAACCGCATTAGCCGGGATTCATTGTGAATACTGCGGTCTGAGTCCATTAACTGAATTAACCGCTGTTGATATTTTCGCCAATCCTCACCAGCTAAATCAGTTTGATCTAAGTAGTAATAAATATGAAGACTATGCCTGGTGTCAATTACGGCTGATGGCTCAATAGGTAAGCGCTCTAGACGCTTCCACTGCTCATCCTTCGACATATAGTCGCATTCAAAAAAGAGGGAGGTAAACTCTGTAATGTCTGCATCCTCATTACCTCCTTTGTTAACCACTAGATAAACGCCATAGCCACGGTCATTGAGCTTTTCTAGATACCTCAGCCCATCTTTCTTTGTATATTGATATTTCCCACTAGTCTTGAAAAACTCCCACGTCCCTATAGTGAGAGTCCCCGTCATGGGGTAAAGCTTATCTTCCTTTACATCAAATCCTTTGCCAGCTATCAGACGGACATGAAGCGTTTCACCGTCTCGGTAGCCTAGGTCGTAAACTTGCTGGATTGCTGGATGTTTGTGCGCCATAGCTCATATTCTTGCCGATTGACTTTCATTGTAGCTCACAGGCACAAAAAAATCTCCCCAAAAAAAAGGAGATTTTAAGTAATCGACAAAAATGAGCATGTTATACACACTTCCGATTCTATGATAACACACAAACGTTCACCAAATCTAGGGACTCTGCTTTAGACAATGCTTCCCGCCCCAACCATTTATGGAACGCCCCGCAGTCAAAGCAGTTAACCTTGGCGGCGTGGAGATTGCCAGTGGGAACCATTATAGCCCCATGCTGAGACCCGCAGTGCCGACAAGGTACCTTCAGTTTACATTTTTTCATTTGAATGTGTGAGTAAACAACATAACAAACTTTAAACAACCTTAAACTCAATTACCCATACCCACGGGTTAGACTCCCATGGGTGCTTATTGGAATAAATAGAATTCCAAAGAAACTTGAAAGCCCATTTAGCGTGATACAGTTTATATTCGTAATAATTACGGCTACAAAACGAGCAACCACTTTGCAGATCTTCTGACAAGGCTTCTGTCACCCCCTCGGCAATAGCGTCCTGTTCGGAAATATCCTGCAATCTTTCAACCCTTATACCAGTAATTTCTAGGGTGATGCGGGATGCTTCACGGGGCATATGGATTGATGGTTTCCATTTGATTTTTTTAATTAGCTTAGGGTCACTGTAGTCGGCACGATAAACAATATAGTCACAGTCCATCTCGCCCCCGTGAATCCCTGAAAACCCAGTGCTGGTTAACTCAGCCCAGGTTTCCCTCACCCAAAGATAATCTCCAATATTGCCATAAGGGTAAGGAATTGCGTCTAGTGATTCCCCACCCCACTCCATCCCGTAGTTCCCATATATGGGGGTAGTATTTTGGTAAATAGGTTGACGGCTAACAACTCGCCTAGTCTGCTTTTTGCGTCCATCCAAAATAGCTCGAACCATTTCGGCATTGAAAATAATTGGCTTAGTCTGTGGCATCTTAATTATCTCCATTTGTGTACATCTACAATATAACATAATTTTGTAGTCACAGGGTATTAAGTGCATCTATAAAAGACTCTATAGCACCGCTTAATATCCCCCGGATGCCCCTAAAGTCCTTACTGTTTATAGGTTTACTCACTTTGTTTGACTCCCCCACGAAAACAGTGTTACCCTTGTTGTGTACACAATCATAGATAAACGATGTCATTTGCAAGCATTACCCTCGGCGGAACGGTTCTTTCAGTCGAACGAAACGACAAGCGAGTTGAAGCCCGGTTCCAGCCTGACACCCCCCACGCCCCCGAGCTGACCATCTCCGGCTACGGCGAGATAGCTGACAAATTAGAACAGTTGGTAGGTTCTCCCTCTGTTATTGCCGGACAGATAAAACATTTACACGCTAATAACACATTTACTATTGATGTTAGTGACGCATGGGTTTCTGCTCCGTTTGGTAAGCCAAGGGCGATGGTATCTCTGGTGGGGCGGTATAGCGACCGATACGCCGAGGATAAAGGGGAGGCTTACAAGTTCCAGGTAAGTTATCCGTCGGGGCTGAAAAAAGATGATGGTGGCAATGCCTACTTCAATTGGCGGGTTACCACCTTTGGGAAAACATCAGAGAACATTAAGAAATTTTTCCAGGATGGAAAGACCATTGGCATCCCCCAGGGGGAGTTGCAGTGGTATGCCACTGAGGACAAGTTATACTTGTCGGTAACCGCCCGCACTTTTACGTTTGTAGGAGGACGGACGGATGATTAAGGTTAACCTATCCATGGCTCGCTCCCTGCAAAAGGCACTTTTGAACACTGACGAGCAGTTACGACTGTTCGAGGAATTTTTGCCACTGCGGGAAGCCCTCAAAGCCGAGTTAGCCCGACGCAATGGTGGAGTAGACCCCTTTGCCCAGCTAGAGCTTGACCTGGGGGTAGAATCAACGGCAAAGCGCAGGTCTCCCCGGACGGTTTTCTCCGGTGGTTACCGCAATCTAAACTTGCATCAGGTCTTTCAATCCTTGCCTCGGACAAAGGAGTTGGTCAGGGCACGGCGGGCACAGGAGAAATTAATTGAGCGTAATATGCCCATGGCGGTCAATTATGCCCATAAGTGCTATCAGGCTAAAAAGCAGATCAACGTCAACGGTGATGACTATGCCCAGGTGGGGTGTCTGGGGCTGACCTACGCCACCTATCACTACCAGCCCATCGCCAAGGGTAAGCGGGTGAAGTTTTCCACCTACGCTCAGTTCTGGATTAAAGCCCTCATTCTGGAAGAATTAAAGTCCAATAAACTGATTAAATCCAACAAAGGGGAGCGGGAACCAGTCTTTTACACCGAGGTGAAGGATGGAGATGGCAACTATGCGCCCATCTTTGAAACTTTGGAAATTGAGGATGAGCCTAGCCTTGCCGATCAGTTGACCATGGTGGTGGATGGCAGGGCAACCCTACGCCCGGAGATTACCGCCCAACTGACCCCGGAGGAGAACAATCTGCTCATCCTGGACCTTGGTAGCCCGTTGATGGTTTCTGCCATGCTGGGACTACCTCTGGGGCAGGATTCCTTGACGGTGGCCAGGGAGCGCAAAGCCAAAGCAGTGGACAAGCTCAAAACCCTACTGTCAGCCTAAGTTAAAATACACACAGAGCGTGGTTAAACTCGTTCTGTTTGTGTACCGTGAACCCCCTCGCTCCGGTCAGGGGGTTTGCGTTTTCTGGGGCTTTTAATCCATTCCCAATAAATCGGCAACAGAGCAACCCAAGGCTTTGCATATGCCGTCAATCTCAGCTCCGCTAACTTTAGGCATTTCGTCAACTGTTCGCCACCTAGAGATCGTGTTGGGATGAACACCTAGGCTGTTAGCTAGCTCAATATTTCCTATCCGTTTATCCGCCATTAACTGGCGCAATTTCCATTTAACCAATGTTATAGCCATGTTTGTGTACCTTGATTATCGGTGATTTGACACTTTCATTTTAGCGTCACACCAAAAAAAGACTCAATAAAACAAAAAATAGTTGCATAACACCATTTTTGGTGTTATAGTAGGAGGTGTGGAGACAGGAAGCGCCCTGCAAGCCAAAAGTTAACCAAAGCGCAAAGCGACCGCATTCTTTTGCAGGGACGGCGATCGCCTTGTAAACCTATTTCGTAAAGGTCTAGCACTATGTTATCCCAGATTGATTATTACCAGCCTACGGAAATGTCGTTGCAGGAAGCCGACGAGTGCCAAGCTGATGCTTTAGAGGCTGAATACACCAAAGGTCAGCGGGAAGCTATTAACGCTCCCTATATTAGCCGCTTTGCTGGTCACAGCCCAGAGTGGTGGGCAGGATTTTTGACTGAGTTGGCAGATCGCAATGGCGTTAGCTTTGCCTGCTTCCCTCAGCCTCAATTATCTAAGCCTGAAGAATTTTAATTGTCATTGCTTATGTTTACAAACATTGGGAGCGTCAAAAATGGAATTGCAAAAATTCTTGTCTAAGTTGCCTGATTATGCTCAAAAAGAATTTTCTGATGATGGTTATATTTCTCTGCGAGGACTAGGGCGACTTTGTGGTATCAGACATGGAGCCTGGAAACGAAAAGATTGGGTTTTTAACAAAAAAATAGACGAAATGCTACTCCAAAACAACCTAAATATTTCTACAGTTATATCTGATAAAGGAATTTATTTTGATGTTGCATTGGTGGTCATTTCTTACTACGCTTACAAATCTTCAAATAACTCTACACTGAAGGCTAAAAAGCTGATGGCAGAGTTAAATGGATTAGAGGTATTTTCAGTGTCCCCCAAGCCACCGTCTCACAAAGGATTTATCTACCTAATCCAAAACGCAAATACAGGCAATGTGAAAATAGGTTATTCAGCAAATCCTTGCAACCGATTGGCAACTCATCAAATATCAACTGATTGCGAATTGCGATTGCTGGCGCATAGAAAAGGAAGCCAGCCGGAAGAGCGACAACTTCATAAAAAGTTTGCCGATTATCTTGTTCGTGGTGAATGGTTTTGTCCTGCAACTGAGATTATGCTTTACTTTGGTATTGCTCAAGACACTGAGACATTACAGGCAAAAAGAGCGGTGGCGCAACTAAAAACTATTCAGGATAGCCTGTGTTTTTGCCGTCAAACATCTTATCTAACAGAAAAAGGTATTGATAATATACTTCAATCCCTTGATGTTGCAATTAATCTATTAGCTAAATAACATGTAAAAGTCATGGAAGAAAAAAGCTTTACTCCAATCAAGAAAAAGTTAGAGATTGCCTCTGTTGCTTTTTACGAAATCAAGTTAGTTTTATCAGCGATTCTTCTGATAAAAGCTCGTAATCGACAAATGCTCAAGTCGATATACATGGCGGCATACAAGTATTTAGGAGGGCATGAGTTGTATTGCCTGTTCTCTATGTACTTGGACGCAAACTTAAACCCATTTAAGTTAAGTCAAAATGACTTGTTTTTTCTATGGGGAGTTATCCGAAATTGCGGGGAAGAATTAGACGACCCTATTCTAAAAAGCATTTTTGTCCCTAGTGAATGGCGTTAATTAAATAGGCTCGGTCAGTTGTTAACCGAGCCTTCCCCTTACCCCCCCCGCATAGTCCGACGGTAACGGGCGGCCGCCTCTGCATCCATTTGCTTCTGAGACCGTTTAAAGGAGTCCGCATCATTGGTTTTGACCGTCCAGTTTTGAACTACCGTTACCCCGCCTCCGGTTCCCCCGGAACGTCCAGGGCTAACCGATGGGCCGCCAATATTATCACTCCCCAGGGCATAGCGTTCTGGGGATTTTGCCTTGAACTGTTCCCAGTCCCCAGACCGTTTCAAAGCTCGGTATAGCTGGGCGTCACCATTCAGGGTAGAAAGCACTGCCTCGCCCTGGTGGAGGACAGCCAATAGCGGGGATTTGCCGGACTGTAGCCGCTCCTGGGTCATCACATCATCAATACCCTGGGCAAAGGCAGGGAGTTGAACGGTGTTGCCGGTAAACCCTCCGGCGATCGCCCCCAGGATTCCACCGCCACCGCCAGTAAATGTGTTAAATAATCCTCCGGCGGCAGTGGTGGCAGTATTCATTCCCATGCTGGCGGTGAACTGAACCAGGGCCAATGTGGCGGCGTTCAGGGCTCCAATAAAGGTCATCAAAGCGGTTTGCTCCGTAACCACGGATTGAGCAGTCTGAATTGTGTTTTCAACAATGCTACTGGTGAAGTTAGGCAGTTGCCCCGATACCTCGGTTAGTCCCCCGGCAACGGTATCCACCGCACCAGTGAAGCTTTCCAGTATGGGGGGCGCCTGCATGGGGGCACCATACATGGTCGGGTCGGTCATCCCCTGGCGGAAATAGGGGCTAGATGCCGCCGCCGAGTCAACTAGTAGCCCGGTTCCCATTCCGTAGAACTCAGGCATATTTTCTGATACCTGATCTAAGCCGAAGATTGAAACGACATTCTGGGATAACCAGTTCTGAATAGGTTTGCCCACAAGCAAGTCGAATATCTGGGTGGCCATATTTTTGAGGACACCGGATATTACTTCCCCAAATGATTTTGCCTCCAGCAACATATCCCGCATCCCGGCGGTCAATTCACCAACAAAGGGCACCGCATCCCGGTAGGCTTTAGCTAAATTTAGCTCGGCAATCTGTTGACGCATTTCAACAAATTTGCTGGTTTCTTCTGTGTTGAGCTTAAGAGCCATTGCTTCAGATTTAGCCCTTGCTTCAAGCCCTACCATGGCCGCCTGGGCTTGCATAATGCCACTGGTATTGATTAATTGCCCGCCCATTTCGTATTGCAGGGTAGCAAGCTCACCCATTTTAGAGGTGAAGCCATCAATAGCCTGTAGCCGCATCTGCTCAAAGGCTAGGTTTTGAGCGTTGAAAGATGCCTGCCGTTGCATATTGTTTAGTTGCTGTTCTTGAACTCCAAGGTATTCGTAATGGAGTGATAATTGAGCCAATTGTTGATCGGCTTGTCCCACCGCTGTTTCTAACTGGGCTCGTTGTTCCCCGGTTAAATTCTTGCTCATTGCCAGCATATTTGCGGCATTAGCCTTGATGGTTTCCCGGCTTTCCAATTGGCGCTCAATGGCAATTCTTTGATCCTGGATTGACCGTTTTTGCTGCTCATATTGCATATAGTTGTCAGCCCCAGTTTGTAGGGCAGATTCCAATATGGTCTGATAGCCTTTAACATTTGTTCTCATGTTGTTAATAGCCAAGGCTGAGTCCATATAGGACTGGGTATTTTTCCGGTTAGCATCCATCAGCCCACGGGTTAGGCTCAGGATTGAGTCTAAAGCTTGCCGTTGGCTCATCAAGAAGCTGCTGGCATTTTCATCCGACCTTGCCGCAATGATTTGTTTATTGATGCTGTCAATTTCTTGAACCAAGTTTTTCAAGGGATCATAGTTCAGCATCGGGGGAGCCGCTGGCATTTGAGGCATAGTGAATTGTCCTACATTAGGCATCGCCATTTCCCGTTGATATACCTGCGTGAACTGCGGGTCATTGGCGTTGAATCCGGTAGGGCGAAACTGGTTGGGATTGACTGGGGTGTATTCAATCGGTGGTGGGCTAACATCTTTGCCGGTGCCGGGGGCAACATAACCTGGAGGCTTGTCCCATAGCTCCATATCGGACTGGAGCTTGCGGATGCCCTGATTTACTGTACCAAGTTTTTCATCTTTGAATATATCCTGGAGGGGCTTAATAATCAGCCTATCAAAACTATTGATAAAACCAGGGGTTTGGCGGGAACCACTATTCCTGTCAATAGTGTCAAAAATCCCCAGCAAAGGTCTTGACAAATCTATTAATGGTTGAGCCTGTCTTGGGTCAATAGCTTGGGCAGTTTGCCCTAACTCAATGGACTCTGGAATGCCAAAGTTTAATTTGGATTGGAGGTTGGGAATAGTGTTTTTTAGGTAATCAACCAAAGTATCAGCCAGTCCTGGAACCCGCTTCCATCCATCACTTACCCCTTGCCAGTTGCTTCCTCCTAATCCAGTACCCTGCATGAACCGGATCAGATCAGAGCCGGTGTTTACTCTGCCACCTAAAACTTGACTGGTTAAATTTCCGGCAAAGTCAAATTTCCTAGCTGAATTAGGGGTTCTGGTTTGGCCATGGAGCGTGCCGCCCAACGTGTTCAGGTAAGACTGGGGGTTTGCGGTATTTCTAGCGTGGTAAACCTGGTTATATTGGGCAAAGCCCTTCATGTTGTTGCCAGTGCCACCCATACGGGTAAACCAGTCTGTCCGCTGAGTTCCCCGACCAAACGCTTCGGTTCCACCAATGCCCAGTGCCAATACCAACGCTGATGCCCCGTCCCTGGTTGTAGGGGCAAACATGGGATGGTTGACTAGGTATTGATTGGCCAATCCTTGCAAAGACTGATAGCCGGGGGGTAGTCCTAACCCCGTCCTGGTAGAGGATTGTGGCTGATTATAAACAGGGGCAGGAGCAATTATCTGGGTTGGTGTAACAGAGGCCGGCCTTTGTCCCATAGACCGATAACCATAATCATTCATTGACCGATAGCCCATGCTTTGCATCGGTTGATATTGGGGTTGTGCCGGTGCAGTGAGCGATCGCCCGCTTTGATTATTGTTCATGGCATCCTGCAAGATACCCAGATCACCAGCTTGGCGACGGGGAGCCTCGTTTAAATAGGCCCTGTTAGCATCCCGTACAGCAATGGGGTCAAAATCAGGCTGATAGGATTGGGCACCGCCAAATCTTGCGGCTTCTGCCGGGGTAGGATTCCAGGGGTCGGCATAGGAAAAATTAGGCTGAACCAATTGACGCTGGTAGCTTTGGTTCACAATGCCTCCAGGTAAAATTCCATACCCACCCGGAGGAGGAGGAGGTAAGGCCCCGGAATAACCACTGAACGCCACCGCTTGGGGATTATATGAACCCGTCAACCCTTGGGCCATACCCATCAACATTCTTCCTACTTCAGAGGTAATGTCAGAGCGCCTAATACTTTCTACCAAGTCCTCAGTCGCCCGCTTCATTTGCAGGGCTGAGTCTTCAAATTGGCGGGTTAAATCCTGTACTTGCCGCCCCAAATCACGGAGTTGCCGTTCATGGTTTCTGATGGCATCGGCATTAGCTTCCTCTAATTCTCGAATGCGTCGTAGTAACCCCGTCCGTTCCCGCTCTAGGTTGAGAACGTCAATTTTTATCTGCCTTTCATTGGCATCTAGGTTTAAGGATTGCTCGACAAACTGGAGGAGAATATTGTCAATTTGGCGGGCAACACTATCAGAATTGCCTGGGGCGATCGCAATATTCGCCGCCCTCATTTGATTAATTGCCACCTTGTCCTGGGTGTCCCGTAAAGTCTTTTCAGCGGTAGCGAGTTGAATATTTAGCTCAGTTGCCATGTCGTTGTAGGCACTCTGAATCTGCCGAGTCTGCCGCTGCATTTGGATGGATGTGTCAATAATGGTGAATTGCAGATCCTCCACTGCCCTTTGGTCTTGAATTTTTTGGGCTTGAATTTGGCGAGACAGGTCAATAAATTGTCTGGCTGTGTCCCGAATGTAATCCTTGCGGGTTAACTCAAATTGCTCTAGGGCTTTATTAGCCTCGGCCAATCCAACCTCGGCTTTGGATAGCTCGGTTTTGATGTTTACCATGCGTTCAATAACACCCAGGATTTCATCCCCAAATTTACCTTTAATGTTTTGGTCGTTTTCTAACCGCATCCGCAGTTCGGTTATATCCTGCATGGAAGCATCAGTTAAGGGCTTACCGATAATTTCTTCTACCAAGGCCCTATCTCCTGGGGCGATCGCATCGGAGGCAAGGTAATTTTGCTGGGCGGCAAACTCAATTTGTAATTGCCGCATCATTTCTGATTGCTCAAATACTGCAAATTGCAGGTTTTCTAATTCGTCAACCTGGGTCTGTAATCCCCGCTCAATTTGATTGGTTATCAAGCTGGCTTTCTGTTCAGATATGCCAATCTCAAAGTTCTGGTTCATCTGGGCAATCGCCGCTGACAGGTTAATAAACGTCAACCGCTGACGGCTTAGGGTATTGCCCAGTTCCTGCATGTATTGGTCGTAGGTCTTAATCTGCCCATTGAGTTGGCCAATTTGTTTATCTAGTCCGGCGATTTCTTGCTTTAATTGGGCAACTTTTTGGGGCTGTTGCTTGGGGTCAAGGGAGTCTAATTGGGCCTTGCGCTCATCCCTGACACCCACCAAGGCATCCCTGGTTTGCTCCCTGGCATTTTGCCCTACTGCGTCGAATTGTTTCAGTAACTCTGACCGTTGCTCATTGAGGGATTTTAACTCCTGCCCCAGGGCTTCAATTTGACCGGCATTTGCCTTGGCATCCCCAGAACGGAGGGCTGCAATTCGTGACTGAGTGGTGGCAATCTGACGGTCGAAGCTATCCAATTGCTCAATTAATCCACCCATGGCTAATGGATCTGTCACCTGGGATGAACCACTAATAATTTCCCCGGCTTTTTTCTGCAACTCTTCAATTTGCTTAGATGTCCGGTCAAACTCAACATCACCAAAGGTTGGCAATAGATTCCGCCCCTGCAAGTTACCAATGGCAGTAGGCAGGGAAACCATGCTCATCAAATCTCCTAGGGGTCCAAGCTTTTTGAGTAAATTGTCAACATCCCTGGAAGCTTTATCTAAAAAGTTTAGGAATCCATTATTCGTCTCAACATAACCTTTCAGGTCAACGGTGCTAACACTCCTTTTGTCTAGCTTGGCAAGTTGGCGATCGATAACGTCAATGGCATTGGTTACTTCCTCGCTTCCCGTTGTTTTAAAAGCGAAGCTAATTACCTCATAGGCCGTCACTGCCGCCAGCATGATTAACAGAGGCTTTAGTGCCACGGACATGGCTGCTTTTGCCGTGGTGCCCAGGGTTCGTAAGCCCACGTTTAGCTTGCCTATAACCGCAGACCATCCGCCCATTGCCAGA